TCAAATACGCTAACGCACGATAAGGAAAGAACATGACATTCACCAGACAAGACGAAGTACGCCCAGACGACCAGTATTACTGGGTCACTCAAAACTCAGACGGCTCGTACACAGGTGTTCCAAAAGAATTGGAAGACCGTGAAGAATCTGACAAGGACGGCAACCCGCTGTACGTTCAAGTCTTTGACGCAACAGTAGGTGAGCATGGCGCTATGGTCAACACCGCAGAGCGCCTCGTCTACAGGGGCTTAAAGTCACGGTGGATTACCCAAGTCAAGCACAATGCGAACGTGACGCTTGCACAGACTGATTGGCATGTCATCCGCAAGGCAGAGCGCAATGTAGACATCCCTGCTGATGTTGCAAAATACCGTGCAGATGTCATTGCGTGGGCAACTGCGACAGAGGCATCAATCACCGCAGTGACTACTGTGGAACAGCTAAAACAAATCAACATGGGAGTATCGGTCTAATGGCACACTTTGCAAAAATTGAAAACGGCGTTGTTGCTCAGGTCATCGTTGCAGAACAAGACTTCATTGACACTGGCGCTGTAGGTCACGGCTGGGTTCAGACCTCGTACAACACCCGTGGCGGCGTTCACTACGGGCAGGACGGTCAACCTAGTGGTCGTGAGCAACTGCGTATGAACTACGCTGGCGTTGGCTTTACCTACGATGAGGCGCGTGATGCCTTCATTCCACCCAAGCCGTTCCCAAGCTGGACATTGTCAGAAGACACTTGCCTGTGGAATGCCCCAACCCCGATGCCCACAGAAGGTGGCCCGTTTGCTTGGAATGAAGAAACCCAAGCATGGGTCGTCACAACCGTTCAAGGATAAAAAATGGACAAGATTACGCTTTCAACTCAACTCATTAACGCTGTGATGGGCTACCTCGGTACGCGCCCATATCAGGAAGTCTTTCAACTGATTGATGGTCTGCAAAAAGAAGCCAAGAACCAAGTGCCTCCGACTGACGAGGAATAATGCTTGAAGCGCCACCTCCGCCTCCGCCGCCCCCTGTGGTGTATGAGTGCGTAAGGTGGTCATGGTCTTCTGACCGCATTGCTGTGTGGTGCTTAAAGTGGCGGGAAAAAGGCAAACCTGAACCTAAGAAAGTAGCGGAAAGTGATTGACCCCATAACAGCGCTAGCAGGTATACAGGCAGCAGTTGCGCTGATCAAGAAGGTCAGCAAAACCGTTGATGATGTATCGTCTCTTGGCCCTGTCCTTGGCAAGTACTTTGACGCAAAGTCCACGGCCACCAAGGCTGTTGTTCAGGCCAAAAAATCTAAGTCGTCCATGGGCACTGCCATTCAAATTGAGATGGCGCTCGACCAAGCCAGACGATTTGAGGATGAGTTGCAGCTCTTGTTTATGCAGGCGGGGAAGGTAGACGTCTGGAACCGCATCAAGTCTCGTGCAGCAGCGATGGACGTAGAGTCTGCCCATGATGCGCGGCGTGAAAAAGAAGCAGCGGCCAAGCGCAAACAAGAGATGGACGAGGTTGTTGAGTTGGCCTTGCTGGCGGTCATCTTCTTTAGCTTGGTCGGGGTAATCTTGTATTTCACCATTGGCATTCTTGAGCAGCAGAGATGAGCGACGAGCGTTTAAACCTAGTTGACAAGGTGCTGGCGTACGTCAGTTCGCCGTTTCGGTTGTTCGCTCTTGTACTTATGGCAGTCCTGACGTTCGCGGGGTACTTCGTCTATCAAAACCAAGAACTTTTGATAGGCGCGTACAAGGAGTCCAAAAAGATTCCGTCCATCGCCGAGGACCGTGTAGAGGACGCTGCTGCGCATCTGTTCAAGCAGACAGGCGCTGTTGTTGTGGCGGTGTTCAAAGTCAATAGCATGTTTGGCACGCGCATTCTGCACAGGGCGTACACCAGAGAGGGTCGGGAAAAGGCCATGGATGGACTTGACGTGGGCCTGTTCACCCAGAACTCAAGTAACAACAGTGACGTGGTGAAGCTCATGGCAAACGAGATCCCCTGCGGCGAGTACACCAGCGCACAGTCAGAGATGGGGATTTGGTATATCGAAAAGGGCGTAGGCTACACATGCCGTATCAGTGTCCCACCGGAACCGGGTAGGTTCATTGGGCAAATCACGGTCGGGTGGGCATCACCTCCCGATAATTTAGAAAAGACGAGAGCAATGTTGCAGATAGCGGCTTCGATGCTCGCAAGGAGTAAACAATGAACCTAAGTGACCTGAACCCTCTTGCCGCTATTGGGGGCAAATTAATTGATCGTTTTTTGCCTGACCCCGTTGCCGCCGACAAGGCTAAAGCTGAACTAGCCCAGATGCAGCAAAACGGCGAGTTGGCTCAAATGGCAAACGAAACCAAGGTGATTGAGTTAAATAACGCCAACACTGACAGCGCACGAGACATGAACTCCAAGATTCAGGAGTCCCCCAGCGCCGCGTGGTTGGCTAAGAACACGGCCTACATTCTGGATATTGGCATCGTCTCCGCCACAATCTTTTTGGCTTGGTTTGCGTTTATAAAAGGCGTTCCAGAGTCCAACAAAGAACTGGTGTACATGGCGCTTGGCTCGTTAATTACCATGTGCGGGACGGTGTTGAACTTCCATCGTGGCAGTTCGCAAGGCTCCAAAGACAAAGGTAATGAAATCCAAAAACTGAAGGACATGAAATGAATCTCACCGAACACTTCACGCTGGAAGAGCTGACCGCCACCAGCCACCGTCAGTTTGACAATACCCCGAATGACCAAGAGCTTGAGAACCTGCGGCGGCTGGCCGAGTTCTTGGAGCAGGTCAAAGAATTGCTTGGCGGCAAGCCAATCATGGTCAACAGTGCCTTCCGGTCCAAGCAAGTCAATGACAGCGTAGGGTCCAAGGACACGTCCCAGCACCGTTTGGGCTGCGCAGCTGACATCAGGGTACCCGGGATGGCGCCCGACGCCGTGGTGAGGGCGCTGGTGGCCTCAGACCTGCCTTTTGATCAGGTCATACGCGAGTTCGACGCTTGGACCCACGCCAGCATTCCAAATACCCCCGAAAGTGCCCCCCGGCGGCAGGCGTTGATAATCGATAGGGCCGGTACTCGACCATTTGTCTGATTCGTGGGAAAATGCACGCCATCACCATAAGGTAGCAGAATGACAACGCCTTCCTTTGTCCTCACATACGACTCGCTAACAAACCTAGTGCTCCAGTATTTGGAGCGCAGTGACCCTGCGGTCGTCGCCTTTATTCCAACGGCCATTACGCTGGCCGAGTTTGAGATCGCGCAGGACATCAAGACGCTGGGCCAGATGGAGGTGGTGACCGCGAACATGGAGATCGGCAACCCCGTGATCCAAAAACCGGCGCGCTGGCGCAAGACGGTCTCCATGACCGTTACGACGCCCACCGGCAAGCAGCCGGTGCTTCTGCGCAAGCTGGAGTATTTGAACAACTACTGGCCTACCGTAACGGCCACCGACACGCCGCTGTTCTACGCCGACTATGACTACGACAACTGGTTCGTCGCGCCTACGCCCAATTCAGCTTATGCCTTTGAGGCACTCTGCTACACCCGCTTGCAGCCGCTAGACTCGGCCACGCAGACCAACTGGCTGACGCAGAACGCGCCCAACGCTATGCTTTTTGGCACGCTCAAGCAGACCGCGCCGTTCCTAAAAGACGACGCCCGGTTAGCCGTCTGGTCGGGGCTGTTTAGCGCCGCCGTGGCCGCTCTCAAGACCGAGGACCAGCTGCGCATCGGTGATCGTCAAGCTATCGCACAGGACTCCTAATCATGACCACCTATGTAAATCCTTTCACGGGCCAGACAATCAGCCCCTCCTCGATCAGCTACGAGTCTTTGACAATGAGCGTTAACACGCAATTGTCATGGCCGATCAACGGCAACTCGACGACCAGCACGCCGGTCAGCAGCATCTTGGATGTCACCGCCACGGTCGGTGGCTTGCTGCTGGAGCTGCCACCCGCCACGCAGGTCTCGACTGGTCAGTCCGTGCTGGTGCGCAACATCGGCACCAACTCCTTCACGGTCGCCAACGACTCGGGCGGCACCATCGTCACGGTAGCCTCTGGTATTTCGCAATTCATCTTCTTGACTGACAACACGACAGTCAACGGCGTGTGGGCCTCGGTGGTGTTCGGCGCGGGCACCTCCTCGGCCAACGCCTCGGCATTGGCGGGCTACGGCCTTCAGGCCAGCGGCCTGACCCTTGAGCAGGCCTACAACGTAACCAGCTACTTTTCTAACTCCACCCTTTCCGCTGCAAACCGGGCGCAGTTTGCCGTGTGGGCTGGCGGTGTGGGCACCTTTACACTGCCGTCCGCTGCTGTGGTTGGCAACAACTGGTTTGCCATCATCCGCAACGGCGGCACCGGCATCTTGACGCTTTCCCCTGTCGGCACCGATACCATTGACGGGAACGTCAGTCAGCAGCTCCAGCTGACCGAGTCGCTGGTAATTGTGTCTAACGGCATCACCGGCTTTAGCACATATGCCTACGGCCGGTCCAACCAGTTTGCCTATACCCAGTTGGCCTTGAGCGTGACCGGCGGCACCCTAACCCTCAGCGCCACGCAAGCCGCAAACACCATCCAAGGGTACGCCGGCACGCTGACAAGCAATCAGATCATCGTAGTGCCGTCCACGGTGCAGCTGTATACCGTTACCAACAACACATTGGGCTCGTTCACGCTGACCGTCAAAACGGCGGTTGTAGGCGGCGCCACGGTGACGGTAGATCAGGGCACCTCGCTGGTGCTGATCTGCGACGGCACAAACGTCTACAACGCCGCTTCGGGCTCCGCCAGCTCCGTGACCTCGCTGACCTTGGGCAACGGCTCTCTTGCCGTGCCCTCGCTAAAGTTCTCTGGCGACTTAAATTCTGGCCTGTACCTGCCAAGCAGTAGCACGGTCGGGTTTGTTGTTGCCAATACCCAAGTAGGCTACTACGCCGCCGCAGGTTTGACCATGGCAGGCAAAGTTGTTGCACTTGGCGGCATTGACGGCGGTACCTTCTAATGACCCAAAAAGTCATAGCCCTACGTATCCCGCCGGGTATCCAGCGGGATGGTACCCAGTTCGACTCGTTGCTTCACGTCGATGGGAAATGGGTGCGCTTTCAGCGCGGCCGGCCCCGCAAGATCGGCGGCTACAAGGGAATTTTCTTGGACGCCACAGGCGTCTCTCGCGGCATGGCGATGACCTCCGTTGGGGGCTTTAACTACGTGGTTTCAGGCTACAACAACGGCCTCGAGCAATGGATCACTGACGACGATGACGGAATTGGCTCCGGCCCGTATCCGTACTCTTTGTCTAACTTCACCGCAAGTTCAAATAACCTCTGGCAGTTTGATGTGGCTTACGACGCTACGGGCGGCAACACCAACAATTTGATAGCGCACCCCGGTCAGAATTTGACGCACATAACTTCTACCACCGATACGCCTGTACTCAGGGGCGTGTTCCCGGGTAACTCCAGTAGCCTGACCATGTCCAAGGTGGGCGTGTTCACCGCAGCTGGCTCTACGGCCAGCAACACTACCTTCACGCTGGCTGCGGCCAACGTGCGCGTCGGCGCGGGGCAGACCATCACAGGCACCGGCATTCCCGTGGGCACCACGGTGGTGTCCGTGCTTGGCACGGCCGTCACGATGTCCGCCGCCGCCACAGCCACGGCCAGCATCACGGCGACCTTCGACAACAACATCGCCGTCTCGGGCGGGTGCGTGGTGATCCACCCGTACCTGTTTGTGTACGGCAACAACGGCCTGATTCAAAACTCCAGCGCAGGCGACTTTGACAACTGGGTCGCCGCTGACGCCAACGCCAACAACGTAGCCACCGGCAAGATTTTGAAGGGCCTACCCATCAGGGGCGGCTCTACTTCGCCCTCGGGTCTGTTTTGGGCTGCGGATGCCCTGATCCGTGTGAGCTTTGCGCCATCCACGGCTGGCGGTATCAACTACTACTGGTCCTACGACCTTGTGAGCAGCCAGACATCGGTGATGTCATCGAGCGGCATCATTGAGTACGACGGCATTTTTTACTGGTGTGGCGTGGACCGCTTCTTGTCTTACAACGGCGTGGTGCAAGAGATACCCAACACCGTCAACCAGAACTACTTCTTTGACAACATCAATTTGCATCAACGCCAAAAGGTGTGGGCTACGAAGGTGCCGCGCTACGGCGAAATCTGGTGGTTCTACCCCAAGGGCGATGCCACTGAATGCACCGACGCCATCATCTACAACGTGCGTGAGAAGACATGGTACGACGCCGGTCAGGCCGCTGGTGCGCGCCGCTCCGCTGGCGTGTTCTCGGAAATCTTCCCCAAGCCCGTCTGGGCCGGCAACGAGGCCAACAGCGAGGGCAAGTACACCCTGTGGCAGCACGAGTCCGGCGTGGATCAGGTTTATTTGACCAACGTGAACGCCATCCAGAGCTATTTTGAGACGGCCAATCTGGGCACCCTTGGCGGGCTTGTGGGCTCGGCCGAGCAACCCGGCGACAACTTGTGGACGCGCATTGAGCGCGTCGAGCCTGACTTTATCCAGAACGGCGAGATGACCGTGACAGTGACCGGTCGGGGGTACGCGGATGATGTGGACGTGGAGTCCGACGCCTTCCCGTTTAGCCCGGGCACGCTCAAGGTTGACATGCGTGAACAGCGCCGTGAGATGCGCTTGCGCTTTGAGTCCAACACCTACAATGGCGACTACCAAACCGGCAAGGTCTTGCTATCCCTGACAACCGGCGATGTGCGCGGGACGGGTAATCCGTAATGGCGCAAATCTACGACCCAAGGGGCATGGAATGGGGCTACTGGTGCTCGCTGATGGCCGAGCTGTTTGCGGCAAATCAGCTGGGCACCGTGCCGGAAGAGAACTGGTTGCAGTGGGCCAACGGACTGGCCGGTATTGGCCGATTCCCCGGTGTGCCGGACGGCAGAGACTTTGATAACTGGCAGGACTGGGCTTTTGCTCTTAACAATACGATGCGACTATAAAACATAGCCTCAACAAAATTTGATGACAAAAATGAACTATTTCCCCCTTCCGCCCGAGGTTGCAAAAATTCCGTTGGATGAGTACACCGGCGTTGTTGCGTTTTCGGGGGGCGTTGAGTCCACGGCCGTAATGGCATGGGCCAAAGAACGCGGTGAAAAAATAGTTGCCTTTAATTTTGCTCTGTCGTTGCCTGCGCCGCCTTATGGGCCAATAGAAGAGTGGCTTGCCACGCAAAGAATCAACGCCAGAAAAATTGCAAAGAAACTTGATGTTCCATTGATGGAAATTGATCTTCTTATGACCAACTTGGGGACGCTAAGGCACGAAAAGCCTGAGTACAAATACTCGTTTCAACGCTGGTACATTTCGTTCTTTTTGGGGATGCTGACCGTTTACAACCCACAAATCCAAAACTTGTACTATGGCTTGAACGACGAAGACACCACAGCCGTAAACCCCCAAATGAGAGGGGCCATGGAGGCGTTCATAGGTCTTATGACTGGAGACAGCCGGTTAAAAACACCTTTGTCACACATGAAAAAAGCTGAGCAGTGGGCACTGATCCCCGACGATGTAAAACCCTTGGTTCTTACTTGTTTTAACAAAGTATGCGGCACATGCTTTAAGTGCCAAGAACGATCAAAAGCAGGAATACCGCTCAAATGAAGAACGACATCATCTCAAGACTTGAGCGCGTCAAGTCCCGTAAAAAACGCAAAATCAATTGGCCTGCCATGTATTTTGACGGCGGCGGCTCAGCTACTGACTCCAACGGTGTTAGCGACCCCGGTGAAACCGCTTCCAACGCCGCTGATGCTGCTGCCGCTGCTGCTGCCGACGCGGCTCAAGGGGCTGCTGTAGGCGACGGCACCACGGGACCTACTTCGGGGCTAAGCGCGGCTGATCCCGGCGTTGCTGTTTCTAATGACAACCAAGCCGTTGCCGCTCAAAATGCTATTAATGCTAACAATGAAGCCGCTGGTCTTGCTGTTTCCAATGACAACCAAACCGTAGCCGCTCAAAATGCTGAAATTACTGATGCAGCGAACTTAAATGCTCAGGTTGCCGCCAACGCGTCCCCGCTTGCGTCCACGATGACCCCCGCTCAGATAGACGCGGCCATGATTGGTATGTCGCCTCAAACAGCGCAAACCCCCGCTGGGCAGGTGGGTGGGTCAATGCTATCGGGGATGCACAGCCCAAATATGTCTTACGCTGAATTGCAGGGGCTAGCAGACTTGGGCCTTGGGGCAATGGATGTTCCCGGTTTTGACCAAACCGTAGATCAAGCTCTTGCCGCGCAGGCTTTTCACGGCTACATGAACGAGTACGCCCCGACTGTTGTAGGCCTCATGGTCCCGGGGTTTAGCACACTTAACACACTTACAAATATTGCTGGCGGTTTACTTTCTGGAAAATCAACGGTAGGACAGACAGCCGTTAGCGCTGGGCTGGCCGTAGCGGCAAATCAATTAGGCGTTCCGGTAGGTGTTATTTCGGGAATGATCAACGGGGACTACGGGCAAATTGCCGCCAATACGGCAAATTCAGCGTTGACCAGCGCTATTGCAAGCGCTACCGGGGTGAATCCGGGGCTTGTCGGATTGGGCATGAATGTGAGCGGCGTTGGTAAGGGCCTTGGCAGTGAGATCGCCGGCGCGGTCAATTCCGTTACGGGAACCCCTACCTCGTCAAACTTAGGCTCACTTTCCGGTTTTCTCGATTCGGTGCTATCTGGCATGGGTGTGCCCACCGGCGGCGCCGCAACCTCGCCCAGTAGCTCTACCCCAAGCAGCGGCAGCAGCGGAGACGGCGGGGGCGTGCAGTCCGGCGATTTTGGTAATGTGTCAAGCACCACCGGGGGCGGCACGGGCGGCTCTAACTTAGGTGGGCTGAGTCTTGCTGCCTTGGCCGCGCTGATGGGAAGCGGCGGAGGAGGGGGTTCCGGCTTGACCGGAGGATCTACCGCCACTACGCCCAGAGGCGGCTATAAGACGACCGGAAAAATGGAAACTGATCCAATGCAAAAATCACTACAAGCACTCAACCTCGATGAGGGTTTGGACCCGGAATACAAGTACGTGGCCGACACGGCGCCCTCAACGGTCGATGTCAACAAAGCCATGCTTGCCGGCATGGGCCTGCCTACCGAGTACCCACCGGTGTATGCGCCCACAGAGTACCCGTCGCTGTATGCAGCAAAAGGTGGCCTTGTGCAACATTTTGCCGAGGGGGACGCGGTCGCAGAATCCGTCAAGAAGCTGGAGAGCCAGTACGCGACGGCCGATATGGCAAAAGCGCTCAAGGAGCTTGGCGCTATCGGCGCCGATATCAAGCCTCCGCAGCACAATATGCGGGCCGTAAGGGACGCCGGCATGCCGTACTCACCCAAGGTCCTGCCGCGCCTCGCAGCCCTGCTGCAAGCCCGTGGGATGACCCTTGCCGAAGGTGGACAGCCGTCGGATTCCCACCACCCTAACTACGACGGCACCCCTGTGTTCCGCACTGGCGGGCTGGAAGGCTTGGGCGGACGGTATGTCGAGGGCAAGGGCGACGGCACCAGCGACGATATCTCGGCCATGCTGGCGAACGGTGAATATGTTTTCAGCGCCGATGTGGTGTCGGCACTGGGCAACGGCTCCAACAAAGCCGGCGCGGATCGTTTGGGCGAGATGGTAAAGGCCATCCGTGAGCGCGCCCGCTCAGCGCCGCCAGATAAGTTACCCCCGGACGCCAAGTCCCCGTTAGAATATCTGAAGTCCCCGAAAGGCAAGAAATATGGCTGATTTAACCCAGTCGTCCGCAAGAACGGCGACGACAGCACCTTCGTTTTACACCGACTACCTGACGAACCTCGCCACCAAAGGCACGGCGGCAGGCGCTGCGGTGGACCCTAGTGCGTGGAACCCCAATGCCAATCAAACCGCAGCCTTCACCAACGTAGGTGCGAACGTCGGCAACTACCAGCCCGGTCTTGCCAAAGCGGGCGAAACATTTGGACGAGCAGGGGCCACGGACATCTCCGGTACGGCTCAACCCTACCTGACCGCCGGTACAACCACCAGCGGCCTTTCCGTTGCTGATCCGTACCTGACAAGCGGCACCTCCAGCTCGGCCGATCTGGTGGGCAACTACATGAATCCGTACACCCAGAACGTGGTGGACCAGATTCGGATGGCAAACCAGCAGAACATTGCGCAGAACCTGTCACCCGGCATTACAGCCGGTGCGGTGGGTGGCGGGCAGTTTGGCTCCAAGCGCGGGGCCGATGCCCTTGCACTGGGCATCTCAAACGCCAACCTTGGCGCGCTGGGCCAGCAGGCCACGGCCTTGCAGACCGGCTATGCCGACGCCATGAAGCAGGCTGCGCAGCAGCGCTTGAACCAACTCGAGGCTGCTAAAACCGCCGGCACTTTGCAGAACACTGCAAACGCCAACCAAGTTACCGCTGGTCAAGTGGCCGGCAATATGGCTACCCAACAGGGCCAGCTGTACCGCGATGTGGGCACCGCCGAGGCCGGCTTAGCCGCTCAGGAACAGAAGCAGGGCTTGGCCGATGTGGAAGCCTTGGCGAACGTCGGTGCGCAGCAGCAAACCCTTGCGCAGAACCGGCAGCTCATGCCGCTGGATGTGCTCGGCAAGCAGGCCAGCATTATGTCCGGCGCGCAGCTGCCGATGACCACGACTCAAACCATGACGGGCTCGCCGCTGTCCATGATCGCCGGTCTCGGTTCGCTGGGCTTGGGCGCGTTTGCCTCAAAAGACGGTAAGTCGCCTGTTGACAACCTTGCAGCCTTTCTTAAAGGTTTTGGGTCTGGGTCAGGCGGCAATATTAATACGGGCACCATCCTTCCGTACCCGTACAACCCTAGCACAAATCCCGCAAATCCTAATTCTGATAGCGACCCTGATCTTAACGGCAATTGGTGGGATTACGACTACAGCGGCGGCGGTATGCCAGATATCAATTGGGATCTAGCCGACGGCTCTTAAGGAATAAATCATGGCAACGCAAAGCCCCCTTACCCCCGCCAGCACCATTGGCGCTTACGGCGTTCAACCGGAAAAGCTAAGCGACTACGACAAGGCCTTGGAGGACTCCATCAAGGCCCTTGAGCAGCGCTACGCTAGCCCGAACTATTTCAACGTGGCCGCAGGCTTCTTCAAGCCCCAGCTGGGCGGCTTTGCCGCGTCTTTGGGCAGCGCTGCACAGGCCTTGGGTGAGAACGTCGAGAAGGAGCGCGAAAGCCAGCTGCCTATTGCCAAGATGCGCGCCGAGTTGGCGCTGTCGAGGATCAACATGGGCAAGGAGAAAGATGCGGCCACGGCGTTCTCCACATGGAAAGCATCCAACAAGCCAATGGACGAGGCCACCTACAGCCATATCGTCGGCTTGTCCCCGAACTCCTCCGTGGCAAAAGCCGCTCAGGCTGCATATGAAGGCGAGCAGAAGAACCAAGCGCTGATGGTAAGCCAGCAGCAACTGGCTTCTACACAGTACACCCAGACAATGGATATTTTGAAACGTCAGCGCGAAGCAGGCATCATCGACGAAAACACCTACAGAGCACGGGTTGCCGATGCGGAAAAAGCCTACGGTCCAAAACAACCGGTTACCCCAACTCGTCCTGCTGGCGGACCCGGTACAGCTTTTCCCGCAGCGGTGGTTGCCCCTGCTGCTGCTGCTGCGCCTGCTGCTGCTGCGCCTGCTGCTGCGCCTGCTGCTGCTGAGCCCGTTGCTGGTGCTGGCCCAACCGAATTGCCTCCCGGCGACTTGGGCAAGCTGGTTGACCTGCTTGGCGGTTCAACTGCCAACGGTCCTGTCGTTAAAGGCGGTGCGGTGGCTGCGGCTAACCGGGTTGACGCGCCATCCCCTTACGGCGACTTCAAGATCAAGCCGACGATAACGGTACAAAACGCTCAGGCACTGACCAACCCAGAAAAAATGAGTTTGCTTGGCGCGGAGAAAGCTGCTCTTTCGATGGAAGAAGTACTTGCAAAACAACGAACAAATTTAGAAAAAATAACCGAGCCGGTGGCGTATACCTCCGCTGCTGAAAACAACAAATTTATATTGAACGAGATTGACAATAACCCCCGCTTAATGGCAGAGACAACCAACTTGCTGCGCGGGGCGGGACCCCTTGCCGCTATGATGCAAAAGGGTCTTGGTATCAACCTCTTTGGTAGCGGCGCGGGCTTGAACGTGGATGTGAGAGCTGGGTTGGTTGCAAACCTTAACCCAGAACAACTGGCCTTTTACGACAAATTAGCCAATGGCATTGCCCAAAGCGTGTACAACGATCTGCGGGCTAAAGGGCAAGACCCCGACGCGATGGGCGCAGAGAAGTTTGGGCAGGCGGTGATGCGAGAAATGAGCATGGAACAAGGCCCCAAAGCAATCCGGCACGCCATCGTGCTAAATCAATTGCGTTTGGAGCAAGCCCGTGATCTGAACAAAGCCTACGCAATCGGGCTTAAAGATGCCATAGCCGCAGGTTCTGCGACACCCCACTACGACGCCTACAAGCAGCACCCAGAGTTTAAAATCGTAGAGAAGATGTACGAGAAGAAAATCCGGGATGCAAACGATGCGTACTCGACCAAACCTAACAAGGCCAAACCATGACCGACGCAGAAATCGAAGCGGAAGTTAACAAGCGCTTAGCGGCCGAGTCGGGGGGCGTTGCGGATGCCGCGCCAGCAGCAAGTGCGCCAGCAGCAAGTGCGCCAGCAACAACGGTAACACCCAACCCCTACGCTGCGCTTGACGACGCGGAAGCTCGGATAAAAGCTGAGAAAAAAGGTCTCTCCCCTGAACAAATTGCAATGCTCGTTGGTGGTGTAGGCGGTGGTCTTTTTGGCAAACCTCCTGTCCTCCAAAGTACTGGAGCCGCTGCTCAATTTGCAGAACAATTGCATGGCGCCCCCGTCGGTTCATTGAATACTGTTAGGGAGCTTGCCAACCCAGAGAGCCCAAGGGCCGTTGCTCGTCGCGCTGCGGGCGCGTACGCCCCTTCAGCGCCCACTGCTGTAGCGGCACCTGAGCTGACACCCGGTGAGAAATGGGCCGCAAAAACGGGCTATGGCGCGGGACCCGGAACAGTTCAAGAATCTAGCTCGGCCTATCAACGGCGCTTGGGCAAGGGCAAGATAACCTCGCGTTTGGACAAGCTCTACGGCCCTGCCACGCCCGGTGAGAGCGCTCAATTGGCTCAGCGCATGCTTGAGCGTTCGACAAGCGCAGAAGCTGCGGCTGCGCAAAGGCTGCTTGCTGAAACTGCTCAAGCGGAAGCCGCCCGTGTTGCCGAGGCTGCGCGTGAATCAACTCTCACAAGGATGGCAAAAAACATTGAGCGCGCCGGTGGTACTTCTGCAATGCTTCAGCGGGGTTTGCGGACTGGATTTAATGTTGGCACCGGAGTTCTCGGAGGGCTACACGGCTACCAAGGCATAGCGGATATTCAAAAGCAAGGCGCCAATGTTGGCAACGTGGGCCAGACTGTTGAAGGGGCCGGTTTGCTAGCCGCTATGCGTAACCCCTCGGTAGGTCTGCCCGTGGCCGGTGGCGCGGCAATGACGCAAGCCGGCAAAAGCATGTACGACACCGGGGTGACGCCGGAGAATACGGCCAAGATGATAGGCGGCGCTGGCTTAGCGGTGATGCCTCGTAACCCTGTCGTCGGGGGCGTTATGCAAACCCCACAGATGATTTTGGCTATACGTGAATGGCTGAAAGCTAACCCCGAAAAGGCAGCTCAACTCAATCAGCCAATCATGGCGCCCTTTGGCTCTGGTCCCAGCGGCTTTCGGTGATGCTCCTAATGAACCAGAAACAGGGCAGTAAGAAGCAGCATCGCATGCCACGCGAGTACACAGTAAACAATAAATTTTAGAAACCCCATTTGTTGTCTCCTTGATCTGCAAAGATCTTAGCCCCCAGTAATGGGGGCTTTTTTTTTACATCAGCCCGCGCTTTTTCACCAGCGCGTCGGCCACCAGATGGTTTAGCGAGCGCACGAACTTGACGCACTCGGTGCGCTCTTTGCGCGCCGCTGCCAGCAGGATCTTTTCCTCCAGCTTGGCCGCAAACTCGAGCACGTCGAGGTTGTCGCAGTACAGCCCCTCGGGGTCCACCGCCGCGTCAGGCTCTTGGCTCTTGCAGCTGAACAGTACCTGCTTAATGTCTTGCTCTGTCATATCTTCCTTTTAATGATGTAACTTGTGGTTTGAGTATAATGCAACGCATGACCCTCACCGAATACTTTAAAACCGATGTGCGGGGCGCCAAAGCCGAGATGGCCTCGCACCTCAAGATCACCCCGACGTGGATGTCGCTGCTCATCGCTGGGCGGCGCAAGGCCTCGCCGGTGCTCGCGCTCGCTATTGAGGATGCGACGGGCGGTCTGGTGACGAAGCAGGAGCTTCGCCCAGATATTTTTCGGTAATTTCCGCTCGCCACGCTTTAAGGAGCATCTCATTGTCCGCCCTCAACTTCTTGTTCTCTTCGTGCAGGTCGTGGGCAATGTTCACTAAATTTTCCCGCTTCCAGCTAGCAAAATCAGCCATTGGTCTTTCTCCGCTTCATTGCTTCCATCAGAATATCCTGTACCTCGCGCTTGGTCTCCAAACGCTCTAGGACCAGCTCGTCCACCGTGTCGCGGGCGATGATCCGGTAGATGAACACCGGGCGGTCGTAGCCGGCCTGCATCTGCCGCGTAGGCCCGATCCGCTCGATGATCTGGAGGTGCTCCTCCAAGTTCCAGTTCAAGCCAAAGAACACGATGATGTTGCCACCGTCCTGCAAGTTCAGGCCGTGGCCTGCGCTGGCCGGGTGGGCGAACAGGACGGGTATCTTGCCGGCGTTCCAATCGCGCAAGGTCTGCGGGTCCTTGTCCAGCTGCCGGCCCTGCGGGAAGGTCTTCAGCAGCCGCGCCAGATCGCTCTTGAAGTGGTAGGCCACCAGCACGGGCATCCCCGACGCCTCCTCAATGATCGAGTCCAGCGCCTCCAGCTTGGCCTTGTGCAGCTCCTTCCACTCAATGGCGCCCTCGCCCACGTACATTGCGCCGTTGGCGATCTGGAGGCACTTCTGGGTCTTGGCGGCGGCGTTGAAGGCCTCGACCTCGTGGCCCGAGTCCAGCGAGGTGAACATCTCCTTTTCCATGTCCTTGTAGTGCTTGCGCGCTTTCACCGGCAGCGTCACCTCGATGTCGGCGACGATGGGCTCCCTCAAGTCAAACCAGTCCTTGGCATCAATCGTCAGGCACACATCGCGCAGCTTGTTCTGTATCTCGGCCTGCGCACCCTTCATTGGCTGAAGGCTAAAGCCGTCGTAGCCTTTGGCAAACCACCGCTGGGTGAAGGCGCTGTAGGTGCGGCCCAGCCGGTTGCCGGCGTCAATAAACCACGCCTGCCCCCACAGGTCCTTGAGGCCGTTGCTGGCCGGTGTGCCGGTTAGCTCGATGATCCGCTTGATGCGGGTGTGGGCGATGCTGCCCAGCGCCTGCGCCCGCTTGCCGCCTTGCCTGAGCCGGAACGACTTGACCTTGGTGGACTCGTCCAGCACCACGGTCGCGTAGGGCCACTGGTCGCCCCAGTAGGACACCAGCCAGACCAGCTGCTCGTAGTTGGTCGTGTAGATGTGCGCGGGGCGCTTGACGGCCGCTACGCGCTCCTTCTCGGTGCCGGTGATGACGGAGATGTTGGTGGCCTGCAAGTGCTTCCACTTGAGCACCTCGTCAGGCCATGTGCTGCTGGCAACCCGCAGGGGCGCCACCACCAGCACGGGGCCGTCCTCGACCATCTGGAGTATCTCCAACGCGGTCAGGGTCGCCACGGTCTTGCCGGTGCCCATACCCGCCCACACCGCGCAGCGCGGCGTGTTCAGAATGTGGTCAATGATCAGGCCCTGATAGGCCCGGGGCGTGAAGTCTTTCCTCATGGCAGCAGCCCGTCCACCCCGGCGTAGCTGTCGATCACCACCACGCGCTGGCCCATGGCGCGCATGCGCTCGTGCTCGCGGTGCTGCTGGCGCTCATGCGGCGTGTGGGGGAACAGTGCGGCCAGACCTTCGGCCTTCAGCTCAACCCAGACAGTGTGGTTGTGGATGCCCTTGAGCATGACCAGACGGTCCGGCGCGCCGTTGCGGCCGAGCCACTTGACCTTACGGACCTCGCCGCCCTTCTCACGCACTTTGGTGACAAGGTAATTCTCAATTTCAGACTCGCGCATTTTTATCCTTTTCTGTATCGGTATGTTTCAAATCCAGCCGCAGCCAGCGGCATGTCGGGTGCCCAGCTCGGGTTCGCCGACAGCAGCGACGCCAAGTGATCAGCGTTGAACTCCGGTCGGTCCGGTGTCTCGGAGATGATCTCGTCGTGAACCGTCAGCGTGATCTCGTAGCCGGCCGCTTCAACCCCCGGCATGTTCGCGGCCATGACATCGCGGGCAATCGCTTGGCACAAGTTCTCGAACAGCTTGCCGCCGTGGGTGTGCTGGCGCGTCCACTTGCGGGTGAACTGGTCGATGCCCATGTACGTGATCGCGTCGTCGACGATCTTGGGCGCCGGGTAGCACAGCGTGCGTCCAGACGGCAGCGTGATCAGCAGCCAGCCCTTGGTGGCCTTGATCTTCAAGCCCAGCGTGGCGTAGGTCTCGCCGCGTGTGTTCAGCGCCTGCACCACCGCGTTCTTGAGCCGGCCCCAGTACCCTGAGATGCTGGGGTGCGCCTCGCGCCAGACGCGCTTGAGCACGTCGCAGGCTACGAACACATCGTCGGACAGGCCGTACCTTGGGCGCTTCTCTTTGTTGGCCCACTCAAGGAAGTTGTCCGCCTTCGCGATGATCTCCTCTGGGGCGTCCGCCAGCACCTTGAAGGCCAAGTCCGCAAGGTCGATGCTGTACGCGCCTGCGAAGGTCGCGAAGGCCCCTACGCCGCCCTCGTAGGCCAACGCCAGCTCCTGCACCTTGCCAATCTGCCGCTGGTCGTCGGTGACATCGTTCGGCGAGATACCAAAGGACTTGCTGTACGCCAACTTGTACAAGTCGTGGCCGAGCCGGATGGCCTTGCCCTTGGCATCCACGCCGGTGATGGTGTCGAAGTCACGGAAGGCTTGCAGCTTCCACTCCTCGTTCGCCAGCCACGCCTGCACCCGGCCCTCGATGTTCGCCAAGTCGGCCACCACCAGCTTCTTGCCCGGTGGGGCAACGATGCAGCTGCGGATGGCCGAGCTGGTCAGCTCCATGACGTTGTCGGTGGTCAGGTGCGCGCAGCCCGCCTTCAGGGCGTTGATGCCGGCGTCGATCACCGGCTGCTTGAGCGACGGCCGTGGCAGGTTCTGCGGCTGGAACAGCCTGCCCGCCCAGCGGCCGGTGCGGGTTGCGCCGTCGAACTGTAGGGTGCCCCGCAGCCGGCCGTCCACGCTGGTGCCCCTGCGCAGCACCTTGTACTTGCTGGTGCTCGTCGAGCTGGCCTGCAAGCGCACGTTCAGCAGCTCCACCATGGCCGGTGGGGTGCTGGGGTCCGCGATGACCTTCTCGACGGTAGACATCTTCAGGTCGGGCATGTCAATGCCAAACATCTCGAATATCTGCAAGCGCAGTGCAGCGGCCTTTGTGGTGCTCGCCACGGCCCCGCCGGTCATCTCCACGGTCTGCGCTGCCAAGCCCACCTGAGCCTCGTTCACAGCGTCGATGGCGGCATCCACCAGATCCATGTCGATGGCGACCCCCCGGTCGTTGATCTTCTGATCGAGTTGCCACAGATTTCTTTCAGCTGATGTCATGTTGACCATGGGCATGCGCTTCATGACCTCGCGCATGGCCTCGATGTCTGATGCCGCGTAGTCCTTGAAGCGCTCCCACTCAGCTGGGTGCGTCGTGCGGTCGGCGCGGCGCAGCTTGCGGTTCTTGCCCAGCGGCTTGCAGAACAGGTTAATCAGCTTCTTGCCGTCCTTGTCCTTCGCCTTGTCCGTAGGCAGGCCGAGGATGTCGCAGAGCGTGCCCAGCGAGCCGGGTAGGCTGTGCGCCATGGCTTGGACCATGGTGTCGTGAATCCGCTCAGTCGGGATGTCGAGGCCCCACGCATGCCGGATGATCGTGCGGTCGAAGTGGCTGTTGTGGATTACCACCGTAGTGTCGGGCATGTCCAAGTAGTCGGTGAGTAGCGAGTCCTGCTTGCCCGCCGTTAGGTCAACAACCTCCACCGGGCCGTCGTCGAGCGCCCACGCGCACAGCATGATTTCCGCTGACTCAGCGTAGGCATGCGTGCCATGGGTGATCGGCGTCTCGGAGTATGTCTCCAAGTCGAGGTACAACTTGCGCATTTCAGTGCGCGTTGTTGAAGGCTTCTTCGTCGAGGCTTATCGAGTACAAGCCGTCCTGAATAATGGTAGCTGCCATGACCATGCACTCAGCCTGCATCATTCGCCCGATAAGCTCGGGGTTCTTGCGCGCATAGCCTTCGCCGAGGGTAAAGTCAATTGCTTCGGCCATGGCCGCGATGTGTTCTTTCATGCCGCTCATATGTGTCTTTCGTTTGTGTGTGTAAAAAGCGGGGTGCAAGTTCAACTCACACCCCTGTTTCATCAGACCAGATCGTCAATGGTCAGGTCGTCGAAGTCATCGACATCGGCTACGCCGCCGCCGGTGAAGCTCTCGCCGTCCTTGTAGAACTGCACACCCATCAGCGTAGCGTTGACACGCTTGCCGTAGTTGTTGTCCTGCGCCCACAGCTCGATGCTGGCGTTGACATAGCAGCCGGCGTAGGGCTTGCCGTTCTCGGCCACCAGTGGGCTCTTGTCGGCGTCTATCACCAACGGACGCATAGGGTTGCGGGCGCTGACGAACAGCATGCCCTCAAAGCCTTCGTAGTTGGCCTTCATGTCGCCGCTGTGCAGGCAGGTCTTGTCGGCGGTGCGCATGACCTTCAGGTTGGCGTCGGCCTTGGCGCCCCACTTGTCCTTTGCCACAGCGTCAATGGCGTCGTTGATCGCCTTGATCTGCGGGTCCTTGGGGTTGATCAGGAACGACGCGCTAAAGGCAGGCTTGCCCTCACCGTTGACGGTCTTGGCCTCAAAGAGTTGGGGGAAGGAGAGGCGTACATTGCTCAGTTTGATTTTCATAGATTTCTCCAAAAGTTACAGGGATGTCACGTCGTCAAAATCAGAAACGGAGGCTGACGGGACCAGTGCCACACGTTTGTCGGACTCAGGCGCCACCGATGGTGTGCCCTCGCTCTGGGTGATCAGGGCTTGGATCTTGGCCCACTGACGCGGTCCAATCTCTTCGGCCTTGACCAACTTCTCGATACTCGTTGGGCTTGCCAACTTGTAGTCATACATCTGCGCATGCTTTATGCGCATGGCCTTGAGCGCTTCCTCAGCGGTCTCGGGGTTGGCCCACTGGCGGTTGCCACGCTTGCCCTGCACCAGCTTGTAACCGGTGACTGGCTCGCCGGCCAGCAAGCGCCGCTCGACCTCTGCGCGCACGGCCTTGACCCACGCCTCGATCATGTTGGCGTTCGCCATCACCCGGGCCAGATCCTGCTCGTCGGCCGTCTCGGGCACCACGGTGTCAAAGTCGTCCATCACCTTGGAGCGGATGGCTGGGCAAGTGGCCTTGGCCCTGCACCAGCGGCAACCCTTCTCGGTGGGCACCAGCCGGTCGCTGCCTTGACGAATCCCATCAGCTGAGCGCGCCACCTCGGCCGCGAACTTGAGCAGCTCGTCGGGGATCGTCGTCCACTCAGGGCTTGCGCCAAGACGGGGTTGGCTGATCACCAGACGCACGGTCCTGAAGTCGTAGGCGACCTTGTGCTCGTCGTAGGCAGCAGCGGCGTACATCAGCAGCTGGGGGTTGCTGTCGGCCTCCACCACAACCCCACGACCGAACTTGGCGTCAACGACGATCAACTCGTCCATGGTCAGGATCACGGCGTCGGCGGTGCCGGCTGCGCCCTTCTCGCCGGTCATCCAGCCGATGGGCAGGCGCTGCTCGACCAGCAGCTCACCGCCGGTGGCCTCAACGATGTCGCGCACGGTGTTCAAGTAGGTCTGCACGGCCACCGCCTGATCGATGTCCAACGTCAGGCCGGTCTCTTCGTCGCGGATGTCCACGTAGCTGTGCGCATCCCGCCCGGTCTCAAGGCACTTGGACGCAATGGTGTGCATCATCGTGCCCTCGTTGGCCGCGTCGGAGCTGGTGTCCTCGATCCCCTCAGACAGCGCCACCGAGCCCGGGCAGGTCATCCAACGGATGGCGCTGCTGGGCGACAGCTTGGCGTGTGTGCTCATTCTGCCAACACCTTCAAGAAGAGCGCGTAGTCTTCGGGCTTGAGCTGGGGACCTTTGGTGGCGCCAAACATAGCCAGCGTCTCGATGGTCTTCGCACGGTTCACCTTGAAAGTGCTTGTGATGGCCTTGGCGACATCAGCGTACTCAATAGCCGACGGTGACGATGGTTCCGTAGGCGTCGATGTAGCGATAGGATCTGCCGCCGGTGAGGTGGGCGTAGCCACCGCCACTGGCTTTGGGGGCTTCACCTTCTCGGCCGGGGCTGGCGCTGCGTGCGCAGTAAGGGCAGCGGTCAGGGCGATCATTGCCTCTGTGTTCCGTGCCAGTTCTTGTTCAAGGCTCATGTGTGTATCTCCAGTAAAACGACAACAAAATCATTGTCGAAACCATACTGTACATCACTTTTTAAGCCTGTGCTGTAACTTTTTAAAAATAATTTGTTGTGATCCACAAAATCTTGTTGTATGATCCGGTCCAGCAGTGCTTTTGCTGCGTAACTTAGGATACATACATGAACTGGAATCCTCTCCCTTATCTGCACAACCTGATCCGCCGGCCGACTCTTGAAGAGGTCATCCTGTACAAGCTCAACGAAGCTCGCAGGGACAAGCTCGAAGCCGAGGCTGGTGTTGATTTTGCCAAGAGCGTCGTTGATTACAACGCGGCCTGCATCAAGCGCCTTGAGGCGCGCATCGCCCAGCAAACGGACACTACGACATGAACATCTGGAACCGTCTTTTCAAGGGCGCGCCCATGGTCAAGAAGGAAGACCCGGTCCCCCGTGCAGGTAACCAGAAGGCCGTCGTGGCTTACTTGCGGGCCAACCAGCCCTGCACCCTTGCCAGCATGCTGGCGGGCCTGCCTGCGGTGCCACAGACCAGCGTGAGCGCCATTGTGGGCAACGGTGTGCGCAACGGCTGGATCACCTTCGAGCTGCGCAAGGTACCCGGCGCCCGCCGTAAAGTTAAATTTTATTCGGAGAAAACATCATGAACATCTGGAGCCGTCTTTTCAAAGGCATGACCCTGCGAGACTACTTCGCCGCTCAAGCCGTTCAAGGCTTATTGGCTTCTGAAGTCAACGCGCCATTGAAGGTATTTGCAATAAGGGCTTACGCAATAGCAGACGCAATGCTGGAAGCGAGGAAATCATGAGTAACACAGGTTGCGACACAGGGCGGCTCGAGTGCCCGCATAAGCCTAAGTGCATGTGGGGTTGCGACTTCACAATTGCGACTATTAACACGGGGGAGACAACCATTCGCAAGATTGCCCCGTATCCGGCGATACCCGCCGACATCGACCCAGTGCCAGACTCATGGCACACGGTTGGGCGGTTAATGATCGGCGCTGTAATGGCAGTGCTGATGGTGTTCTTTGCTATGGCGTTTTTTACTGGCCTTTGGATATGGAGCTTGCTGATATGAACGACTTATTTAAGCCACATCAATGTCCACGATGCTTGAGTTTATAGCGCGGGTGGAGGGTCGAGAAGAGATAGTAGGTGAACCAGTTTTTTGGGCAGAGTGGCCCAGCAAGGAAAAGAAATGACAGGAATTGAACAGGCCATCTACGCTGCGGGCTCGCAGACCAAGCTCGCCAAGCTGCTGGGGTGCTCCCAGCAGAACGTGGGCTTCTGGCTGCGCCAAGGCTACTGCCCTCCCGAGCGTGTGGTGGAGGTCGAGCAGGTCACGGGCGTCAGTCGCTCGCTGCTTGTCAACCCTAAACTGGTGGACCTGCTCGCCCCGACGAGCCTTTGATATACTGCTCGTCGAACCCGGCTAGGGTGTGCTGATCCCACACCTGAACAGTGAACTACCCCCACTTGCCGTCGTTCTTTTTTAGGGGTGCGTTGCCGGGTAGAAAACAACAATGACCATAGACAACGAGGGTTCGACACCCTCAGATACGCTTTCCGTCCTGACACACCCACGCAACAGGGTCACCAAGACATGGAAGGCAGACGGTACTATCGCTGCCTTCGACGACGCCAAGTACTACCGCCTCGAGCGCCGCGCTGTTGACGGCATCGAGTCCTTGTCCAAGCTGCTCACCGAGCTAGAGGGCCAGCCCAGCTCCTGCCTGATACGCGGCGACTACGTGGGCAACCACATCGCCTTGGTGCGCGACGGTGACCAATGGAAGCCGGGGTACGTGCGCAAGGCGCTGGACTACTTCCAAGACCAGCCCCTGCACAGCGTCATGATCGATGTGGACGGCTACGAGCCGTTCGCGTGGGACGCGATGACACACCCCGAGAAGGCCATCGCTGAGTTCGTGCAGCTGCGCCTGTCCGCTGACTGGCACAACGCTGCTTACCACTGGCAGCTGTCCAGCTCAGCCGGCCACCCCAGCAAGCCTGACGGTCTGCGCGCACACCTGTGGTTCTGGCTGGACAGCCCGCTCACCAGCGCGCAGCTCAAGGCCTTCGCCAAGGCCACCAGCCTAGAGGCCGATCTGGCTCTGTTCAACCCGGTGCAGGCCCACTTCACGGCCAACCCAGTGTTCGAGCCCGGTGTCGTGGACCCCGTGCTCCAGCGCTCAGGCTTTGAGCCCGGTCACCCGTCGGTCCACCTGACCGGCGAGATCCCCTCGGTGGCCGTGGCGTCCGCCGGTGGCTCCGGCCAGCGCCTGCTGGACATCGCCCACGAGGACCCCATCGCCAACCGGCTTGACGATCTGGGCCTGATCAAGAGCAAGACACGGGACGGTTTTAACATCGAGTGCCCGTTCGACGAGGACCACAGCGGCCCCAGCGCCGAGACCTCGACCCAGTACCGACTGCCCTACACCAACGGCCACGCACTGGGCCAGTTCATCTGCCTGCACGCCCACTGCACCGAGCGCCCGCGCATGGAGTTCATGCACAAGCTCGGGCTGGTCAACACCATCGACGACTTCGAGGATGTCTCAGGCAACCCCGAGGTGGTCGAGGCAGCTGCGGTGGCTGCTGCGGACGCAGCGGTCAAGGAGGAGCGCTTCAAGCTCTACACGGCAGCTGAGTTCGTGGTGCGCACGAAGGCAACATGGCTGATCAAGGATGTGCTGCCCTACGCCAACTTCGGCGTGTTCTACGGTGCGTCAGGCTCCGGCAAGTCGTTCTTCGTGTTCGACATGGCTGCGGCCATCTCACGGGGCATCGAGTGGCGCGGCCACAAGACCACCAAGGGGCGCGTGCTCTGGATCGCAGCTGAGGGTCAGGAGGACATGAGAAAGCGCGTGGCGGGCTACTGCATGGCTGCTGGCATCAGCCCAGACGATCTGCCCATGAAGTTCATTGCCAACGCGCCCAACCTGATGGCGGTCGAGGATGTCAAGGCCCTGATCAAGAAGATCCGCGAGCAGGGCGAGTTCGACCTAATCATCATCGACACGCTGGCTCAGGTCATGCCCGGTGGCAACGAGAACAGCGGCGAGGACATGGGCAAGGTCATGGGCCACTGCAAGCAGATCACGCGCCTCACAGGCGCCATGGTGGCCCCTGTACACCACAGCGGCAAGGACGAGTCCAGAGGGGCCCGGGGATGGTCAGGCTTGCGCGCAGCGTGTGACTTTGAGTACGAGATTATCAGGGCCGGCGAGGACCGCGTGGCGAGCATCACGAAGATGAAGGGCGGCGCCGATGGTGGCGAGTTTGGCTTCAGGCTCCAGACACTGGTGGTGGGCAAGGACGATGACGGCGACGATGAGACCACGTGCGTGGTGGAGTTCACCGATAGCACGCGGCAGACGGTCGTGGTCCAACAGGAGCCCAAGGGGGCTGGGCGCAAGGCCATCATGACCATGGCGGTCAACATGCTGCTGCTGGGGGACGGAGTCCTGTCGCGTAATGAGCTGGTCACGGCGGCAGCAGCGGAGCGGCCAAGGGGCGACGGCGTTCGGGATCAGCGCATGACGAACGTCAATCGGGACATCGGGGACATGATTTCGGCGGGCTATTTTGTCGAAAGTAAGACCGGAATGATCACCTTGCCTGTGTCGGCGAGCGTTCAGGCCAGCGCGCAATAATTTGCATGTTTGTAAAAAATAGCTTGCTTCATCTGCTTCAAGTTGCTTCTGAAGCGCTTCAGAAACATGCTTCATGCTTCAGCTGCTTCACCCCTCTTTAGAGGGTGAAGCATGAAGCAGCGTTTGAAGCTCAATTGTGTAAAAAACAACAGATTCAAAATAAATTGAAAATAAATTTAAAACGGTTGAAATCCACAATAAAAGGGTTGTAGAATTCAATCATCGCAACAAAACGCGATACCTTCTCAACACACACATACGGAGATTTCAAATGACAACTTTCACCACCACCATCGACGGCGCTTCGGTTGACAAGCTCGGCGTGCTGCTCGCCCAGATCGCTGACCTGACCAAGCAGGCCGACAAGATCAAGGATCAGATCAAAGACGGCGGCGTGTCTGTCGAAGGCGCGCTCTTCAAGGCGGCTTATGTCGAGTGCAACCGCTCGGTGTTCGACAAGGTCGCGTTCGTCAAGGCCCATGGTCAGGAAGCCTACGATAGCTTCCAGAAGACCACCGCAGTTTTCTCTGTCAAAGTGACATCACGTTAATCCGCCCAGCCTAACCAAACCCAAGGAGTTCCAAATGATCCGCTACGCTTCCTCTTCCGCCCAGTCCACCTTCCGCTCCACCACGGCTCTGAGCAACGCCCAGATCGGCCACTACGCCCCGAGCGTGATGGCAGAGGGGGCACACCACAGCCGTGGCGACAAGTACAGCTTCATCCCGACGATCCAAGTGATCGACGGCCTGCGCGCTGAAGGCTTTGCTCCTTACGAGGTCCGTCAGACCAAGGTGCGCAGCATCGACAAGCGTGAGCACACCAAGCACATGGTCCGCATGCGTCATGTCAGCCATATCGACACAGCGGCCGAGGTGCCCGAGATCATCCTGCTCAACAGCCACGACGGCAGCAGCAGCTACCAGCTGATGGCAGGGGTGTTTCGCTTCGTGTGCTCCAACGGCTTGATCGCCGGCGACATCACCGAGAACGTGCGCGTTCGTCACACCGGCAACGTGGTGGACAACGTGATCGAGGGCGCCACCCGCATCCTGCACGAGACCGAAGAAGTCGTGGCGCGCATCGGTGAGTACAAGGGCATCGAGCTGAGCCAGTCTGAGAGCATGGCCTTCGCCACGGCCGCGATGCAGATGCGCTGGGGTGATGTGTCCCCGGTCAAGCCCACCAGCTTGTTGCAAGTGTCCCGTTACGCTGACCAGAAGTCCGACCTGTGGACCGTGTTCAACCGCGTGCAGGAGAACCTGATCAAGGGCGGCGTGGCAGGTCGTGCTGCCACCGGCCGTCGCACCACCACCCGCGCTGTGGGCGGCGTCACCGAGAACGTCAAGCTCAACAAGGCCCTGTGGACGCTGGCTGATAGCATGGCGGCGCTGAAGATCGACAAGGCGGTCGACGAGTTCGCAGCCCGTTACGAGCACGCATACCTGTAAACCAAATGGCCCCCTCGGGGGCCACAACCCAAGGAGATCGAGATGACTTTCAAGACCATGCAGGAACAAGAGCGCGAGGCCTACATCACCGGCCACACCCAGATGGCAAAGACGCTGGGCCACGCCATCGACGAGCAGGTCAACCAGACCAAGTACGAGAACGAGCTGGACTCTGCGCAAGAGGACCTAGAGGCAGCGAACAGCGAGATCGACGCGCTCAAGGAGCAAATCGCTCAGTTGGAGGACGAGCTGCGCATCGCTAAGGAGGGCCAGCCATGAGCCCAACAGCCAAGATCAACGAAAAATTGTCCAAAACGCCCGCTAAGGCCCCAAAACGGGCCGCTGAGCCCGCCGTGGAGTACCGCATGCCCGTAGAGGTCGCCGACTGGATTAAACAGGCTGAGAGCCGCATTAGCTACTTGACGACTAGGGTGGCCGAGCTGAAAGACGAGAACACGCTGTTGCGAAAGAGCAACAAACTAATGGAGGCCCGTGTCATGGGCCAATCACAGGAGTAAGACATGGCAGAACTGAGCAACTTTCAAAAACAAATCCTCTTTGGCAACCGGGGTGAGACCCTGTTCACCCAACACGAGTTTGACAAGGCGCTGGCCGAGGCCAAGGCCGAGATCATCACCATCGCCATCGAGGCTACCAAGTACGCCATCAGCGAGGAGCGCGAAGCCTGCGCGCAGATGGCCGACGAGTGCGTGGACATTGAGAAGCTGGGCGACGCCATCCGGGCAAGGGCCTTGGTTCAGAAGCATTAGGGAAAACACCTACGATTTAAATGTTGACTACTCAAACTTCGTGTTACAGTAGAGGTGTTGATTAATTCCGATCAACATACACACACGAAGGAAATCACCATGAGAGCAATCATTAAAGCGGCCTTGGCAATTGACGAATTGGCCTACGACCTTGAGAACATTTCTGCTGATGACAAAAAAGAAATTGAGGACTACACCGATGCTGAAATCGTGAAAGAAGCTGAATATGTTTTAAGCCTGTTTGTTGATCCGAACGAATCGCATTGGAACGCTGAAGATTTGCGCGGTGAGAACGGGCCAACGCAAAAGGTTTGGGCAAAAGGTCAAGTGCGCAAGCTCAAAGCACTTATCAAGAAGTTTGCAGCATGACTTACAACGACTGGCACGAGGTCTTCGAGATCAAGGTCAAGGACTACGACTGGTACACCTGCCGGCGTGCCTTGTTCGACTGCCACGACACGCTGGCCCTGCGCAAGGACCTACCCCCCAGCGACCCGTATGGCGTCAAGCTGTGGGCCGAGATCGATGCCCTGCGTGAGCAGCAACTGCGGTTGACTAAGGCAGGCCGGGAGCCCAGCGACTTTGAAGAGCGGTACGACCGAGGGTAAGTCCCTACGATTTAAATTGCCTCTACTGTAATTTGATGTTACAGTAGAGGCTCTTCAACACACAAACACGAAGGAAACGACATGACAACATTTCAAGCAGTTACACCCGGCGCAGCACACGTTATGGCTCTCGGTTGGGGTATGGGTTTCGCAGAGTTGACCAACGCTCAAAAAGCAAATCGTGACTGGAAGATGGTTGCTGCACTTGACAAAAAAGGCGACGAGTATCAAGCCGCTGGCAACGAGCGCATGGCTAAAGTGTGCCGCGAACGCGCATTAGGTTGCGCCAACCGCGCAGTTCGTTTTTCTAAGGAAGCAGCATGAGCTACGACCCGAACGGCCCTCGGGCTCGCACGGTGTCACCAGACGCCCAGTTCGCAGGGGTGACCGCTGACAAGGCGCTGGACACCGCCCAGCACATCTGCGACATGCCACACCGCTACGCGAAGAGCATGGTCCCGGCTGCCTACCGCGCTCTGGTTCGCTTTGGCGTCTGCACAGAGGCCGAGGCCACTGCCGGGGTTGCGGAGGTCCTGAAGCTGCGCGCAAAATTGATGAAGAAGGAGACCGCATGACCACCACTGCCCAGCAGGTCAACGCTGACATCCAGCGCTTGATGGCGCCAACCCTGCGTCTGTTCGTCGTGACGCTCGACTACCGCGAGGAGGTCGAGGTCATGGCTGCAAGCGAGAACCACGCCATCGACATGGCGTACATGGCTACCGAGCGCCCAGTGCGCGTGCTAAGCTGCAACAACCTTGAGGTGATCGTATGAACCGTACCGTCCGCACAAACTTCGTCTACCCGCCCATACCCGTGCGGGACTTCGACTGGGAGGCCACAGAGCCCGATTACGAGCCGGGTGACCCCATCGGCCATGGCCGCACAGAGCAGGCCGCTATTGAGGCGTTGCTGGACCAGATTGGTGAGGAACTGGCGTAATAAGTTAAACTCCGGCCAACGCGCTGCAAGATGCGCTACAGGAGTTTTTATGGCAACAGGCAAGAAGACAGGTCGCCCGTTGGGCGACACGTTGTACCCGAACAAGCAGGACATCAAAGATCGCATCGTGGCATGGCTGTCCGATGGCAAAACACTGCGGGACTTCTGTCGCCAAGAGCAGGCGCCAAGTTACCCGACAGTCTACCGTTGGCTCGACGAAGACAAGCAGTTTGCGATAGACTACGCGCGCGCCCGCGACGTCGGTTTTGAGATACTTGCAGAGCAGACTTTGCACATCGCTGACAACATGCACATGGGCCGCAAAGTCGTCACGCACAGTGGCGGTGATGAGGACGACGACGCCATGACGGTCACCGAAGAGGACATGCTCGGCCACCGCAAGTTGCAGATCGACACGCGCATGCGCCTGCTTAGAGCGTGGCACCCCAAGAAGTACGGCGACCGAACCATCATGGCCGGCGACGACGAAGCGCCTATGGTGGTCGAGGCCAGCTTCGACATCTTCGGCGAGCTGCTCAAAAACATCGCACTGAAACGCCTCACAGGTGAGTAACCTCGAAGCGCTGCTGGAAGCCCCCGAGATCAGGGAGCAATATGCCCAGCTACCCGTCAACCTGCGCACCGCCTTTGACTGGCGTGCGCGCTGGCTCATGCGCGCTCATAAGTTCCAGCTCGAGCCCGTCGGCGAGGATTGGGCCATCTGGCTCATGCTCGGTGGCCGGGGCTCCGGCAAGACCCGCACATCGGCGGAGACCATCGGCTGGTGGGCATGGGAGGCGCCCAACACCCGCTGGCTGGTTAGCGCGCCAACCAGTGCCGACTTGCGCGGCACATGCTTTGAGGGCGAGTCCGGCCTGATCGCCGTCATACCGCCCGAGCTAATCGGAAAGTACAACAGCAGCCTGCACGAGATCACGCTGGCCAACGGCTCGCTGATCAAGGGTATACCCGCATCCGAGCCTGAGCGCTTCCGGGGCGGTCAGTGGCACGGTGCGTGGCTTGACGAGCTGGCCGCGTGGGAGTACCTGCAAGAGGCGTGGGACATGATCCAGTTCGCGGTCCGGCTGGGCCAGCGCACCCGCATCATCTGCTCCACCACACCCAAGCCAAAGCCGGTGATCATGGACCTGATTGAGCGCGACGGCACCGACGTGGTGGTGACCACGGCCAGCACCTACGTGAACATCGCCAACTTGGCGCCCAGCTTCCAGAAGCAGATCCTCCAGTACGAGGGCACCAAGCTCGGCCGGCAGGAGATCCACGCGGAGATCATTGACCCCGAAGAGTCGGGCATTGTCAAGCGCGACTGGTTCAAGCTGTGGCCGGCAGCGCGGGCGTTCCCCAAGTTCGAGTACATCGTGCAGAGCGTGGACTGCGCAGCCAGCGAGAAGACGCACAACGACCCGACGGCCCACATCACCTTCGGCGTGTTCAAGCCAGAGGACGGCGGCATGTGCGCCATGGTCATCGACTGCTGGCAGGACCACTTGCAGTACCCCGACCTGCGGCCCAAGATCCTCGACGAGTTCGAGACGGTCTACGGCGACGGCCGGGAGAAGAAGCGCGTGGACCTGCTGCTGATTGAGGACAAGTCCGCCGGCATCAGCCTGATCCAAGACTTGCAGCGCGCAGGCGTGCCGGTGCAGGCGTACAACCCGGGCAGGGCCGACAAGATACAGCGGCTGTCCATCGTCGCCAACGTGATCAAGGCCGGCCGCGTCTGGATACCCGAGTCGAGCAACCGCAAGGGCTTCGTGCGCGACTGGGCCGAGGGCATGGTCAGTCAGGTGTGCAGCTTCCCGGAGGGCACGACCCACGACGACTTCGTGGACGCCATGAGTCAGGCGCTGCGTTACCTGCGCGACGCCGGCTGGCTGACCATCGACTTCCCGACCGAGTGGGTGGACGAGTCGGACTACGCAGACGCCGACAAGCGGCACCACACCAACCCCTATGACACATAACGCTTTCTTGGCATAATCAGGGCCAAACCCCCTGAAAGACGCAACTATGGCTTGGGACGACATCATCAGCAAATACCCCGGGTTGGCGTACATCGCCAACACCCTTGGCATGCAGAAAGAAGTTATGCAGCCGGCTGAGTTGCCGGGTTTTGACGTACACCAAGGCAGAATCGACTCAAATCGAGACAAAGAGCCTCTTAGTTATATTCCTCGATCTACCCTCCCGACGGATCTGCCCACCTCTTTAACGGCGTACCGGGCCGACCCCACCGGCAGGTTTGGCGGCAAAGATGGGCTGGAAACACAACCCATATCCCGCTTAGTAAGAGGCGGCGATTTAAACTTTAAAACCAACCCAGACCCAGCAACAAGCGATACGTACAGCAACTCCGGCAAAGCCATTCAGGAGCTGTACCGCTATGCGCGGCTCAATGGCGCGGCGGCAAAATATGGTTCCCCAGCTATGACGCCTGAAGAGATCGCCGCCTTTGCGCTCAAGGAAGGGCGCACCGATCTTGGCATGGGTGGGTTAAACGGCAGTCCAAAAGATAAAGCGTACCAAACAGAGCTGCGTAATCAATACGACATCACGCCGCACGATGCTAATTTCTTAGCTGCCATAGCGGCCAAACGGCGCGTTGCCGACAAGCTGGGCATATCGTTTGCCGAGGCGTGGAATGGCACGGGCAAAAATTCTGTAGGCAAGACCGGCAAGCAATACGCTGAAGACTGGCAAAATCATTTACGCGCAGCACAACACGAGCGTAACAAGGAGCTGACTGCGCTGATACAACGTGGCGTGGACGATGGCCGCAAACACGGGTTCCCGTTGATGAGTCAATACAGCGACAACAGGACCGCTCAGCGTAAAAAAGTGCCGTACAAAGACGGCGGTGCTGTCGATAATGACAAGACAACCTCAAAGGACCAAACCATGGCCGATACCCCAACCCCCGACCAGATGCGTGCCGAACTGGCCGCAAAGGCGAGCACCCCGTCAACCCGCGTCAAGATTGACGCCGAGGGACCGGGCGGTGTCAAGGGCATCGTCGTCCCCCGCCACATGTGGGAAGGCAAGACCTACAAGGGTGAAGGCGGTCGCAAGGTCGAGGGCATGCAGGACGTCAACGCGGCACGGGCCAAGGTGTACGGCGCCGAGAACCGCGACCCATTGACCCTCGGCCAGATCGGCAAGATCCACCGGGCCACACTGGCCGAGCACTTTGCCAAGCCACTGGACCAGCAGCATGCCGATGAGGAAAGCGCGCTGGAACGGCTGCGCGCAGCCAAGCACATCGGCAAGAACGCCAACACGCTGGACAAGTCCGAGAAGCTCGACACCGTGCGCCACGAGCACGACGAGCAGGGCCGCACCCATGTGGGCTTTGCGTCCAAAGGCGTGGCGGGCCACTCCCTGTACACATCGGGCCAAGGTGAGAACGAGAAGCACCACGTGGTCAACACCTGCCCCGGTCAGACCGTGGGCTGCGGCGGCGGCACTGATACCAACGGCATCGTGGACACCAGCAAGGGCACATGCTTCGCACCCAACGCGGAGGCGCAGTACGTCAACGCTGCCGTGCGTCGGGCCAGCCACGAGCAGGCCAAGCACGACCCGGCCATGACCAAGGACTGGATACTGGCACACACCGGGTCGTTGCGCAACGCAGCGCGCATGGCCGACAAGAACAACGAGCGTCTGCTGTTCCGCCCCAACGTGGTGGACGAGACCGACGTCACCTCACGGCATGCCATCCGGCACTTGAACGAGCAGCGCAGGATGGAGGACAAGCCGGACATCATTGCCAACTCATACGGCAAGACCAACGAGCTGCACGACCCCGAGAACGGCTACTACGTCACGCACTCCAACGTCGGCCCCAAGACCAAGAAGGGCGCATCCATCGCCGAGAACATCGCCCGCGACAAATCCCGCGTGCGCAACACCGTGATGGCCGCTGACAACAAGGGCGACTTCAAGAACGAGCAGGGCAACCTGACACCGCCCAAGGGCTCGTACATGGTCACTGATGTCAAGCGCGGATCGCCGCTGGCAAAGAACATGGAAAAGGCCATCACCCACGGCAAGTACTGGTCCACCGGCCGGCCGCAAAGCGAGTTGACCGAGGATGAGAAGGCTGAAGGCCCAGAGGGTCATTTTGGGCCAAACGGCAAGCCCACCACGCCGGAGAAGGCGCACTTCGGCCACACCACGCTCAAGGACATGCGCTTTGACTACCAGAAGCAGCACATCCTGCACCCGCGTCTGGTGCAAGTGGGCAAGAACGACGATGGCACGCCGCACATGATCCCGACCGACTCCCGGTTCAAGGACGAGGAGTTCTTGCCAAAGAACCGCTTTATGACCAAGAACGGCAAGAAGGCCGGCCACCTCTTGATGACCACGCCGACCGAGTCAACCAGCAACCTTGGGCACCAGACATCGTTCACCCACCACGTCAACGCCAAGCACGTCGAGCACGCGCTCAAGAACAAGGGCGAGTACGAGATCGACGCACCGAGCGAGCAGATCAAGAGCGCAGGCAAAGAGTACGTGCCACCGCAGCCCGTCAAGTTCTACGCTGAGGGCGGGCGCGTGTACAACGACCGCGACGACAGCGGGCTGGGCGACGACGACTTCCACGCATTCCCCGAGCGCAACTACCATTCCCAGCGGCACCTTGCCCTGCGCGCTGACATGGAGGAGCGAGGCGGTCGGGCACACCACCGTCAACGCCCCCGCACCAAAGTTCGCATGTCCACCAACCCCGACGAGATGCTGGCCCATGTCATGCTGCACAAGGCAGCAGGCGGTCCAGTTGCACCCGACGCGGCCAACGGCATTTCCACCGACTTCGGCGACTACGAAGGAGGCCCATCGGACATGCCCGGGACCGACCCAATGCAGTACCTTGCCGATGGCGGCGGCGTCAAGCCGTCCAACGTGGGCGTCGAGGAGGCCCCAGCCATGCCGGTCAAGCTGTACATGCCACCCGGCGCCGGCGGCATGCCCGTCGGCGGCGTGGACTTCCAGCCCGAGAACCCCGGCCACCAGATGCTGCCGGCCATGCCCCAAGGGCAGCTTGGACAGCCCCCACAGGACGCGCAAGCCCCTCAAGGCATGCCACCCCAAGGTACATTCGGCCAGCCCCCGCAGGGCATGCCCCAAGGCCCGCAGAGCAACATCCTCCAGCTGACGCCACAAGGTCAGGCCATGTCGGCCATGCGCGCCACCCCACCCGGCATGCCGCGCATGGCCGGCGGTGGCTCGACCAACCCGTCGGTGGAGGAGATGCGCAGGGCCATCGCCGGCGCAGCCAAGTCGTCCGGCATGAAGGAGCCCGTGGTCGCCAACAAGCAGCTGACCAACATGCAGGACTTCCACACCTCGCTGGGTGATCGAGTCCGCGAAGGCGCAGCAAATATGCAGGATTTAATTGAGTCAATGCCGTTCAAGTACGACGCGGGTCATCGCGTGTTTACCGACGACAGTGCCAAGAAGAACAAGCCCCCGTATACCATCATCCGGCGCGTAGCCTACGGCAATCAACCGGTGGTGGATGAAAAAACGCTCAAGGCCCGCAAGGACCCGCAGACCGGCAAGACCATGCGCACGCCGTATGAGCCGGGTTACCACGTCCGGTACCAGCAGGGCGACGATTCGTCCGAGTTCCATATCCCCGAGTCGGCTATCAAGGGCCGCGTGATGGCCCGGGGCGGACGGGTCGGTGACATCAGCCTTGAGGAGCGGCCACTGTGAGAAACGCATACTCCCCCATCGACCGGCTTGCCAGTGAGCTGACCCGGCCCAAGGGCACGGGCGCTGAGTTCATGACCGAGCTGAGCAAGAAACCCGGCTACAAGCAGGCCGAGGTGGAGGACCGCGACTTGCAGACGCTCACGGCCCTGCCCAAGATGGCGCGTGAGGACTTTCTCAAGGCGCTCAGGGCCAAGCGCGTTACAAAACCGGATGAGGTGGTATTGGGCGAGCGGAAACCTTTTTCCCTTAAAGCAGTAAACAAGCAAGTTAATCAATACATCAGGCAGACCGCCTCAACTCAAGCCGAAAATGCCGAAAGCAGCAGCGAAGCTCGCGCAATACGAAATGAAACCATGAGACGGATGCGCGCATCCCGCCCGGAGCATTTTGAGAGTTTTAGGCGTGAGGTCGAGCAAAAGTCTGGCTTTAAAGCAGGGCCAACGCATCACGAGGAGTGGACGTTGCCCGGTGGCAGCAACTACCGCGAGATTTTGCTCAAGCACCCCAACCCCCAAAACGGCGGCTTTGAGGGCTTGGGCGGGCACTTTGGCGATGAGCCTGACATTCTTGCCAGCATCCGCGTCAAGGATCGCACCGGCCCCAACGGCGAGAAGATTCTGCACCTTGAGGAGATTCAGTCGGACTGGCACCAGACCGGCCGCGAGAAGGGCTACCTTCCTAAGAACCACCAAGAGCTGATAGATGCCGCGTATGGCCGAGCACAGCAAGCCAAGTTTGCGCACATACGGGTAAAAAACGATTTGCAAGAGTCTAAGAGTTGGTCAAACACTTTGAGCGACCGGCTTGGAGCAATTGACCCGGAAAATAGTAGCGTAACTACGCCGCGACGAGCTGAATACGAATCGCAACTGCGGTTCCACAACAACAAGATCATGGAACTTATGCCGCAAGTCATGAAGGCCGATCAAGCGCGGCATGAAGCGGAAGCTGATTACCAGCGAATGTTCAGTCAAAGCGGAGTGCCCGACGCCCCGTACAAGAAGAACTGGCACGAGCTGGCGCTCAAGCGCATGATCCAGCACGCCGCCGAGAAGGGCTACGACTCCATCGCCATCACACCGGGCGAGGAGCAGGCCAAGCGGTACAGTTTGGCAAAGCATATTGACCGCATTGAGCTATATCCAAACGAATTTCCAAACAAAGACACCCACCCTTATTACTATGTTGCCTATGATAAAAATCAACGAAGGGTGGTTGATGACACAGTGACTCCAGAGAAATTGGAAAGCCACATTGGTAAAGAGCTTGCAAACAAATTGCTAAGCACGGAGCCAGACAAGAAAGGCGAGCGTTACCTTGACAACGCAAACCTTGACGTGGGTGGCGAGGGCATGAAGGGCTTCTACGACAAGATGGTGCCCAAGTTCTTGAACCAGTTCGGCAAGAAGTACGGCGCGCAGGTTGGGCAGGTCCAGATACCGGGTGACCCAAACGGGCGCAGCGATACCGCCATGAAGTTGGGAGTCAGCCCGCAAGACTACGCTGCAATGTCGCGGGAGGAAAAAGATGTCTTTCACGCCAAGCTGGACGACATCAACGCAAAGCGCTTGCACAGCTTCCCAATCACCCCTGAGATGCGCGAGGACGTGACGAAGAACGGCATCCCGCTGTACAAAAGCGGTGGCGAGGTTGAAGTTCGACCCACGACAAAGGACGAAACGATCCAGCGCAAGATCCCTGAGATGGAGGCCGCAGCCAAGGCGCTGCAAGCTGGCGCCATCGACCGCAAGGAATACGACCGCGTGGTCAAAAAGCACAAGCCGGTCAAGCCATACGACTTTGTCCCGCAGCCTGCATCGGACGAAGATGCTGACCGGGCGCTGATGGAGAACAAAAAGCCGCAGTGGCGTGGTCACTCAAAGTGGCCTGCCGGCCGAAAAGTGGGCCTGCGGCTGGACATTCCAGCTTACGAGCAGCACGGCGTGTGGGTTAATTCAATCCACGACGAGGAAGGCCGCGAGGGCGACAAGCTCAAGACCTCTTACGCCCCTGTTTCGTCCGTAAAAAACGCCACCTTTGACGCCGGCCCCGAAAAAGCAATCAAAGTTGCCACTGGCGAGCAAAACAAGTCACCTTTTGCCCGTATTAAGGGCGAGCTGCACCACATGACCGAGGACGAGGCGGTGGAGCACATGAAAGAGCACCTGAACAACCCGGACTACGCTCAGGTGGGCATGGACCCCCGGCGCCATGGTTTTTTCTACGACCGCAAGACCCTGAAACCGGTCACACACTCGGCCCACGTTGTGCAGATCGGCCCGCTGGTGCTGGCCCACAAGCCCACCTACGGCAAGCGCGAGACCTACGCTGATGGCGGCTCTGTAATGGGCATTAATGTGGCTTCAGACCGTAAGTCAGACCGCAAGTATGCTGACATGATTGTGGACGGCCACAAGACTTTTGAGTCCCGTAACAGTGACACTTTGCGGCCTTACGTGGGCAAGCGAGTGGCTATTGTCAGAACGGGCGAGGGCAAGGCCAAAGCAATTGGCGAGGTAACTATCGGTGAACCCACGGTGGTCAACAAGCAAAAGTTTCGGGCGCTGGAAGACAAGCACCACGTGCCCGAAGGATCAGCGTTTGATATTGGCGGCAACACCAAGCACTTGTACCCCCTATCTGATCCTGTGCGGTATGAACAGGAACGCGATGTTGGGCACGGCATCGTGGCCCGCAAGGTATTGGCCCATGGCGGCATGGTTTCACGTGAAACAATCAAGCCCATCTCGCGTGGCATAATTAAAGAACGAGTTACAGTATCCCCCGACAAGGACGTGATGATGTACGAGCTGATGAGTGCCAAGCACTTCACCAAAAAGGTCAAATGATGAACCCCCAAGACGACGAGAACCTGCCCGACGAGTCCCTCAACGAGGACGGCTCGGCCGAAGTTGATCTGGACGAGGAATTTACTGAGCTGACCGAGATGCCGGACGGCTCGGTCATTGTGGACATGGAAACCAAAGGCCCCGAGCAGTCTCCCGACTTCTACGCGAACATGGCCGAAAACACGGACAGCCACGACCTTGACACGCTGGCGATGCGCTACATCGAGCTGTTAGACAAGGACAAGAACGCCCGTGAGGAGCGCGACAAACAGTACGAGGAAGGCCTCAAGCGCACCGGATTGGGCAAGGACGCCCCCGGCGGCGCGAACTTCATGGGCGCCAGCCGCGCCGTCCACCCGGTCATGGCCGAGGGCTGCGTGGACTTTGCGTCCCGTGCCATCAAAGAGCTGTATCCACCAGACGGCCCCGTCCGCACCAAGATCCTTGGCGCTGTTGACGAGTTGAAAACCCAGCGCGCTGAGCGCAAGCGGGACTTCCTAAACTGGCAGATTACCGAGCAGATCGAAGAGTTCCGCGACGAGCAAGAGCAGATGCTGACTCAGCTGCCGCTGGGCGGCTCGCAGTATCTCAAGCTCTGGTACGACGAGCAGAAGAAGCGCCCGGTCATCGAGTTTTTGCCCATTGACCGCGTGATCTTGCCGTTTGCGGCATCGAACTTCTACACGGCCCAGCGCATGGCCGAGGTCCACGAGATTACCGAGTGGGAATACAACCGGCGCGTGACCAACGGCATGTACAAGGAAGGCGGCTCGTTTGCCACCTCCATGGAACCCGAGCAAAGCCGCGCCCAGAAGGCCAACGACAAGATCGAGGGCCGCAAGTTCCAAGACAACGAGGACGGCCTGCGCAAGGTCTTCCACATCTACACCCATTTGGAATTTAACGAAGACAAGTTTTCCAAGGGCGAGATGGCTCCGTACATCATGATGGTGGACGAGCAAAGCAATGAAGTCATCGGCCTCTACCGTAACTGGGAAGAGGGCGACGAGACCATGGACAAGCTGGACTGGATCATTGAATTCAAGTTCATCCCGTGGCGCGGCGTGTTTGCCATCGGGCTACCTCACCTCATTGGTGGCCTGAGCGCGGCCCTGACGGGTTCCCTGCGGGCCCTGCTGGACTCTGCGCACATCAACAACGCCGCTACCATGCTCAAGCTCAAGGGCGCGAAGATCAGCGGCCAGACCCAGCAGATCGAGGTCACTCAGGTGGCCGAGATCGAGGGCGCACCCGGCGTGGACGACATCCGCAAGATTGCCATGCCGATGCCGTTCAACCCACCGTCGCAGGTTCTGTTCCAGCTGCTTGGCTGGCTGGACAGCGCGGCCAAGGGCGTGGTCACTACCAGTGAAGAGAAGATCGCCGATGTCAACGCCAACGCCCCTGTGGGCACCACGCAGGCCCTGATCGAGCAAGGCGCTGCTGTCTACTCGGCCATCCATGCGCGCCTGCACCAGTCGCAAGCCCGCTTGATTAAAGTGCTCTGCCGCCTGAACCGCTGGCACTTTGACGAGATGCGCAAGGGCGACATGGTCGCGGACCTTGAAATCGAGCGCGATGACTTCCTGAAAAACACTGATGTCATCCCGGTCAGCGACCCGCACATCTTCAGCGAGACCCAGCGCATGGCGCAGATGCAGGCCGTGCTGTCCCGTGCGGACTCCAAACCTGACCTGTACGAGGCCAAGGCTGTCGAGGAGCGCTTCCTCAAGCAGCTCAAGATACCCAATGTCGACGAGCTGCTCAAGAACGTGCCAGCCCCCGAGCAGCGCACGCTGGCCGACGAGAACGCGGCCATGGCTATCGGGCACACTGCGTATGCCTACATGCAGCAGGACCACATCGCGCACATCCAAGGCCACTTGATGTTCGGCATGGACCCGTCCTTTGGTGCCAACCCGTTTATCGCGCCCCAGTTCCTGCCCAACGCGGTGGAGCACATCAAGCAGCACATGACGCTGTGGTATCTGAACCGCATGAACGGCTACGTGGAAAACTTGCGCGGCAAGCCGGTGGACGACTACGAGAACCCAGCCCTGACGGCGACCATTGACAAGCTGTACGCCACCGTCGGCCAGCACGTTGCGCTGGACAGCGAGCAGGTATTTGCGCAGATCATGCCCCAGCTCCAGCAGCTCACGCAGATCATGCAGCAGAACAAGCCCCAGCCCCAGCTGCCGCCCGACGCTCAGGTTGTCAAAGACACCGCCATGGCCGAGACCCAGCGCAAAGCCGCCAAGGACCAGCAGGACGGGCAGATTGCCCAAGCCAAGCTGCAAGACGGCCAGCAGCGCGCTCAAGCCCAAATGCAGGCCAAGGCTCAGGAAACGCAAGCCGACAACGATTTGCAGTTACAGATTGCTGAGATAAACAATCAAGCCAAGTTACAGATTGAGCAAGCTAGAATGGCGCACGAATCGCTTAACCAACCGGCATTTATGCCACCTGAAGGAGTTTAATATGGCAACGTCTGATCAAGAACAAAAGGGCATTAACGTGCCCATGCACAAACGCCTTGCGATGGGCGCAAAGCTGGACGGCACCAGCTTGCAAGCCAAGGGCGAAGGCAAGACCTCTGGCTCCAAGCCGGTCGGTGGCCTGAGCCAAGTTGCCAAGAAGAATAAATGATCGTAGAGCTGATTCATCAGCTTAAACATCGGCAGGCGGAAATCCGCATGTCGTTGGTGGAAAATCCCGTAAGCGATTACGAGATTTACATGCGCGTTGTGGGTGAGTATCAGGGTCTGCAATGGACCTTGGACACCCTCAACGCAAAACTCGCCGAGAACGAATAAGGCCGCAAGGCCCCAAGCCGCGCTGAAATATGCGCACGTCAAACCTGAAATATGGTTTTTAGTTAGGAGAGTTAGTATGAGTGAAGAGCATAAAATTACCCTCGTCGAGGGTAGTCAAGGCGCGTCTGATCCTGCCGAATTGGCATGGGCATTTCCAGACGTAAACCCGGGTCAAGCACCCTTTGGTGGCCGCATCATTGTCCAGCTTCGACGCATTAAGAAGACTGCCTCCGGCAGTCGGATTATTTTGGTTTCCGAGACCAAAGAAGCGGAGAAGTGGAACAACATGATCGGCAAAGTTATTGCAGTTGGCCCCTTGGCATTCAAGAACCGCGACACGATGGCCTCATGGCCTGAAGGTAGCTGGGCTAACGAAGGTGACTATGTCCGCGTACCCCGCTGGGGTGGCGACCGCTGGGAACGCCCGGTTCCGGGGGAGGACGGCATGGAAGATCCTGTGCTGTTCATGACTATCAATGACCACGAACTGATTGCGCGAGTCACCGATGACCCGCTGTCGTTCAAAGCCTACGTTTAAGGAAATACCATGGCAACAGCACCAAAAGACGACGAAATGCACGTCGAAGAGGGCCAAGACGGCACCGCAACCATCAACATGCCCGAGGGCATGGTCCCGCCGGACGACGACGAGGATCAAACCCCTGCGGCCAAGGCGGATGAGCCAGAAGGCGACGACGACCATCCCGATGACACCGAGGCAGTGCGCGCAGCCCGACGCGCTCGCCGCAGGTCGAAAAAGGACTTCATTCGCAAAACCAACGAAGAAAAAGACGTTCAACTGCAAATGCTTCGCCGCGAGAACGACGAGTTCAAACGCCGGCTGTCCAGCGTTGAGCAGCGCACCCAAGCCCAAGACATGGGTCAGTTAAACAAAGCCATCGAGGACAAACAAGTCGCGCTGGAGTATGCGCGCATGAAGTTGGCCGAGGCTACAAACGCAGGCGACGGCGAAGCTGCGGTTAGCGCGCAAGAGTTGATGTTTGACACCCGTCAGCAGCTCCAGCAGTTGACAAACATGAAGAAGCAAAGCGGCCAACCACGGGCAGAAGCGCCCCGTATTGACCCCAGCGTGCAGCGCAACGCGGCTACATGGATTGAGCGCAATAACTGGTACAAACCCGACCTTTCCGACACCGACAGCAAGATCGCCAAGCTGATCGACGAGGGCTTGGTGGCGGAGGGTTGGAACCCCGGTACAGAGGATTATTGGGACGAACTTGACAACCGCTTGCAGAAACGCTTGCCACATCACTATAATAAGTCATCTGACAGGAATGATTCCGTTAGATCACCGAGGAATACTGTGGGCAGTTCAGGACGCGAGGCTTCAGCCGCATACGGGGGCACGAACCGGACAACTTATACGCTTTCACCTGAAAGGGTGCGGGCCATGAAGGATGCTGGTGCGTGGGACAACCCTGAGCGCAAGAAAGCAATGATCGCGAACTTTATTAAATATGACCGCACCAACCAAGGACGATAATCATGGAATCACGCCTCAAGAAATCTTTGAACGCCGGCAATCGCGAAACTCGTAATGAGGACGCTAGCCGTGCAGCCCCCGAAGATAAGTTCATCTCGACGCAGGAACGTAAGAAAATGTGGAGCGAAGAGTGGACGCAATCAGCATTGCCTAAACTGCCCAGCCTAAATGGGTGGCATCTCTGCTGGCTTTCAACAACCAACAGCTACGACTCCATTGATAAGCGGATTCGGCTAGGGTACGTACCCGTTAAATCGGAAGAGTTACCCGGCTATGAAGACTATCGAGTGAAGGCCGGTGAGCATGTTGGCTACATCTCCTGCAACGAAATGTTGCTGTTCAAATTGCCGATGGATGTTTTCCAAGAACTCATGACGCACATGCACTACGACAAGCCCCGCGAGGAATCGGACAAAATCCGCGTCCAAGTTGAGCAACTCCAAGGTGCAAGGGACAGCAATGGCAAGTCGCTGGTAGCAGTTGAAGGCGAGGGAATGGGTAATTTTGTAGATCAGCAATCCAATCGCCCGCCGGTATTTGCCGGCTAACTAAGGAGTTATCATGAGTGCAACCTCTGCTCCGTTTGGCTTGCGTCCTGCGTTCCACCCTTCCGGTCTGGACCGCGCTCAGGCGCTCGCAAACGGTATTGTGTCTGGCTACGCCAGCTCAATTTTGAAAGGTCAACCCGTTCAGTACGGCACGACTGCTAATAGCGGTACTTTAGGTACTATCATCCCCGCCACTACTTCTGGTGCCATTGCTGGCGCCTTTGCTGGTGTCGAGTTTACGGATACCACCGGCCGTCGCCGTGTGTCGAACTACTGGCCTGCCAACACGGCATTCCAAGCGGGTTCTTGCATCGCTTATTTCTACAACGATAGCAATATTGTTTATGAAATCCAAGCTGATGCCACAATGGCTCAGACGTCTATCGGTAACGAGTTCCCCTTCAGCAACATCACTGCTGGCTCTACTACTACTGGCTTGTCGCAATGCACTTTGAATGCAGGCGGCGCTGTTGGTAACGGTAACCAAGGTCAGATGCGCGTTGTGGACATCGCACCGTATCCGGGCAATGACTGGGGCGATGCGTTCCCAATCGTTCGCGTTGTTGTTTCACAATCGCAATTCTTCGGTGCTTTCACCGCAATTGCTTAATACGGGAGTCTAAAAAATGGCTGCTCCAATGAGAAGTACGGACTTTCGTTCGATTGTTGAACCAATCCTGAACGAATGTTTCGATGGTGTTTACGACCAACGCGCCGATGAGTGGAGCCGTGTGTTCCGCCAAGAAGACGGCATCCCACGCAACTACCACGAAGAACCCGTCCTGTACGGTTTCGGTGCTGCACCTCAGCTGCCTGACGGCACTCCGGTCACGTACCAACAAGGTGGTGTGTTGTTCCTCAAGCGCTACGTCTACCGCGTCTACGGTCTGGCTTTTGCCCTGACCAAAGTGCTGGTGGAAGACGGCGATCACATCCGTTTGGGCCAAGTGTATGCACGCCATCTGGCACAGTCTCTGGTGGAAACCAAAGAACTGCTGTCGGCTAACGTGTTGAACACAGCGTTCACCAACACCACGAACAGTGGTGATGGCGTGCCGCTGATCAGCACTTCGCACCCAATTGTGAACGGCGTGTTCAGCAACCAGTTGGCTACTGCTGCCAACCTGTCGCAGACCTCGCTCGAGCAGATGCTGATCCAAGTGCGTCAAGCCGTTGACAACAACGGCAAGAAGATCCGTCTGGTGCCACGCCAGCTGATCGTCGCCCCGGGCAACATCTTCCAAGCTGAAGTTCTGCTGAAATCGGTTCTGCGCACCGGCAACGCCAACAACGACATCAACCCAGTGAAATCCATTGGTTTGTTGGACGAGGGCGCTGCTGTTCTGAGCCGTCTGACCAGCCCTACTGCGTTTTGGGTTCAGACTGATGCACCAGAAGGCTTTAAGCTGCTCATGCGTCGTCGCCTCGAGAAAACCATGGAAGGTGATTTCGAGACCGACTCTATGCGCTACAAGGCCACTGAGCGTTACGACGTTGGCTTTACAGACCCACGCGCCGCTTACGGCACGCCGGGTATCTAAAGCAACAGGGCTGGTGTAAAAGCCAGCCCCTTTTTTTTAATGTTTGGTCAAACTTTTCAAGGAGCAGACCATGCCCCAGTTTTCTGACGACCTGTTTTTGGGTTCCGCTATTACCGTTCAAGGTATGGACGCCTACCCTGCTGTTTCAACCTTTACTGGCTCAATTGCTACCACTACATTGACCGTCACCGCAATGCTTTCTGGTGACCCAATTATTGTTGGTATGTTTATTGACAGTTCAACGTCACTCACCAATGGAACCTACATTACCGCTTTCGGTACGGGCTCTGGCGGCACAGGCACTTACACGGTAAGCGCTTCGCAAACTGTAGCAAGCGCCACCATCATTGGTTCTGGTAATGCTTTGTTGCAAAACCCATCCCCAATGAGCGTAGGTGTTGGCCCGTTGGGTCGTGTCTATATTTGGGACGCTGTACCACAAGCAAAACTGACAACCAACATTGTTGCGGCTGTCATCACAACTGCTACCACGCTCACGCTTGCCGCAGGTGCTGGTGTTACATCCGCCACGATTACAGGCGGTGCAACAGGCTTGCAACTTGACTGCCCTCGTGCTGTGTCTACAACCACTGGTGCTGGTTCTCCAACTTCTGTCAACATTACTGTTTCTGGTTACGACTACTACGGTCAAGCCATGAGCGAGGTAATTGCAACAGGAACAGTGGCATCAACAACTGTCAGTGGTAAAAAAGCCTTTTACCAAATTGCCAGTGTTGTCTCTTCTGGCGCAAGCGTGGTAACTGTTGCGGTAGGTACAACCGACATCTTGGGTGCGCCATTGCGTATTACTGATAGGGGTTACGTTACTCGAGCTGGCTGGGATAACACCTTGGCTGAAGATGCTGGCACTATGACTGTTGCCGCTACGTTGACGGCCACTACGACCACAGGTGATGTGCGAGGTACTTATTTGCCATCTTCGGCGGCGGACGGCATCAAGCGCCTTGTGATGGGAATAGCCCTGCCAGCAATTGCGGCAGGCCCGAATGCAACCCGTATTGGCGCTCTTGGCGTCACACAAGCATAAGGAGAGCGACATGGGTCAATTCAAACCAATGGTGAAGATGGAGACCACTGAGCCTTCAGTTATTCTGAAGCTCAAAAAAGGTGGTCACGTTGCTTCCGAGCACAAGGACGCTGACGGTCACATGAACATGAAGGGTAAAGCCTTCATGTCATCCAAGGCCGAAGATGCTGCTGAAGACGGTTGCGCTCCCCAAAAACCTTCAATGTCTGAACGCCGCAAGGCTATGTCGGGCGCTATGCTGAACTCCAAAAAGGGCGGCAAAGTAGACAAGAAGGCCATGGGCGGCATGATGGGTGCTCCTATGGGTGGCATGATGGACCCGCGCAAGGCCGCAATGCTTCGCGCAATGAAAGCCCGTGGCACTCGTCCAGCGATTGCTGGTGCCCTTCCCGCAGCTCCGGCTATGGGTGGCATGTCTGCCATGAAAAAAGGCGGCAAAGCCAGCGACACAGCTGAAGACAAGGCCATGATCAAAAAGGCCTTCAAGCAGCATGACGCGCAAGAGCACATGGGTGGCAAAGGTACTTCGTTGAAGTTGAAGACCGGCGGCATCATGAAGTCCGCAAAGCCCGGTAACTACGCCACTGGTGGCGTTGTGAACGGTCAGGGCGGCTTCAAAGAAGGCGGCATCATCATGTCCAAAAAGGGCAGCACCAAGATGAGCACGGCCAAGGCGGACACCAACTCTGCACCAACTGGTGATGTGAAGCTGGGCAACGGCGGCGGCTACAAAAAAGGCGGTGCTGCAAAAAAGCATTTCGCTACGGGGGGCAGTGTTAATAACGCTGGCCGCGCCGTAGCAATGCCTGAGCACCCTGTCTCCAAGCCTGTCAGCAACACTGCCCAATCTGGCACCTTTAAAAAGGGTGGCAAGGTAGGGAAATTTGCCGGCGGTGGGTTAGAAGATGCAATGCCTCAAAGTGCTTCTTCGATGACAAGGGACATGACCAAAGGTGCCTATGACGCAACTACTCGCGATAAGTATGCTGATGACATGGACGTGGCGAACACAATTCGTAACGCCCCAAGCACAGCGTACTCCGCGATCAAGAAGCTACTTGGCATCAAACCCGAAGCGGGAGCCGGCAGGGGGTTTATCAACCCTCCTATGGCCCGTAAACGGGGCGGTAGCGCTAAGCGATAATGGTGGGGGCTCCGGCCCCCACTTTTTTAAGGAAACATCATGGGTACCTATTCTTCCGCAACGCGCCAAGGCGCATATGAGCCGTTTGAACTGCAAGTAGCCCGTGGGCAAGTTGACGGTCACAAAACCTTATTTAAATTTGGCATCAACGGCGATGTTGGCACATCTGTTGAAACAGTTTGGGCGCAAGGTGGGACGTACGTATACCCAGCCGCTGCCACTGTGATGAAAATTTCCAGTTCAAGCGCAGACGATACTTCTGCTGGAACTGGCGCAAGAACAATTGCTATTTTTGGTCTTGACGCTGATTACAACGAAATTAGCGAATCTGTCCTTTTAAATGGGCAAACAGCAGTCAACACTGGCAACAGTTACTTGCGTATTTCGCGTATGTATGTGACCACAGCAGGTTCTGGTGCAACTGCCGCAGGAACTATTTACGCTGGCACTGGCACTGTTACTTCTGGCGTGCCTGCAACCGTGTACGGCATGATTACACTTACCGCAAACCAAACACAAATGGCATTCTGGACAGTGCCAGCAGGGTACACCTTGTATTTGATGGGAGTTTTCTTCACATCCGCAAACTCAACCGCAAACGCATCGACCAACTTTCAATTGATTCAACGCCCACTTGGTGGTGTTTTTAGAATACAAAGTTCAGCGCGCACCCCCGGTAACGGAGACTTTGTGGTTGACCTACACACCCCCCTTGCTTTTACTGAAAAGACAGACATTGAAATTAGGGCGATTGCTTCGGCGGGGGCTTCAAACGTGTCCGCTGAGTTTGAAGGTATTTACATAAAAAACCCGGACTAAACCATGGAACTAAGTTCGATATGGATCGCGGGCTTGACCATGGCAACTTCGGTGCTGGGTTGGATCTTGCGGGAAAAGGCCGCTGAGCTTCAGCGCGTCACGATCCTGTTGAACCGTACCCGCGAAGAAGTCGCCAAGGAGTACGTCACCAAGGCTGAGGTGCATGCGGACATCAACCGCGTGCTCGACCGGATTGACAAGCTGGGCGAGAAGCTCGACCGCATGATGGAGATGAAAAGTGCCCAGTAAATCACCTGCCCAGCACCGTCTGATGGAAGCTGCCGCCCATACCAAAGGCGGCTTTGGTGGCGTCCCACAGAAGGTGGGCAAGGAATTTGTGGCTGCGGACAAGAAGATGAAAACCGGCGGTGTAGTTAAGTCTTTAAAAAAAGCCGGGTTCTATGAAGCAGGCAAAAATAAAGCAGAGCGCATAGACATCATCAACGATGTAACAACTAAACCTCAGAGGTTAGAAATGGTTGATAAATTGTTTTCGTCTAAGAAAATGAAAGGCGGCGGACTTTATGAAAATATTCATGCAAAACGTCAAAGAATTTCTGAAGGCTCTGGCGAAAAAATGCGTCGAGCTGGCAGCAAAGGTGCACCAACGGCTGAAGCCTTCAAGCAATCAGCCAAAACCGTAAAGAAACAAGAAGGCGGCGCAGTCTCTTCGGCTACTGATATGAGTCGTCTTCGTAGACTGGAAGAAGACCAAAAAGAACACGGCAAAACTTCAACAAAAGTGAAGTCTTATGTTTCAGGCGCGCTAAACTTAACTCCTTTTTTAAGGCGCCCCGGCGATACATCCCCCGGGCCAAAAGAGTACGAGTCCAAAGGGGAGCTACTTCGCCAATCTATTGCGTCGGAACGCGAAGCTATTGGCAGGGGCGACCGCGACTACGCTTACAAGCCGGGTAACAAGTTACCGGAAGGCATGATCGAGAAAAAAGCATTTGGTGGAAAAGTTAAAAAGTCTTGCTGGTAAATCATGGCAAAAAACCCATCTTTAGCGGTCGGCCGGGGTGAAAAACTTCCAGAGTCAAAAGGCGCTGGCTTAACAGCCAAAGGTCGGGCAAAATACAACCGTGAGACGGGCAGCGACCTGAAGGCGCCACAGCCTCAAGGCGGCGCCCGCAAGGACTCGTTTTGCGCCCGTATGTCGGGCGTGGTTGAACATTCAAAGGGCGAGGCACCACGCGCCAAGGCATCGCTAAAGCGGTGGAATTGCCCCGGCTGGTAAAGGAAAAAACATGGCTTACAGCGGAACCGTTGGTCAGACCGTCATAACGGTCCAAACGCTCATCGACCACGGTGCTCGACGGGCGGGTAAGCTCGCGGAAGAGCTGACCATCGAGCAGGTCCAGTCGGCCAAGGAATCCCTGTTTTATTTGCTGAGCAACCTGATCAATCAGGGCATCCAATACTTTGCCATCAAAAAGAAGGTCTACGGCCTGAATGCTGAACAGTACGAGTATTTGCTGCCCGTGGGTGGCAACGATGTACTGAACGCGCTGTACCGCACGATGAGTCGTCCAACAGGCAACCCGTTTGCGTCTTCCGGTTCGGCGGCGCTGGCCTTTGACAACAACATCGCTACAGCGGATGTACAGACCGCGCCCAACGGTAACATTGGCATCAACTACGGCACGGACAATCCAGTTTATGCTGGCTCTATCGGCATCTTGCCGGCGACGTCTGGCTCGTTCCACATCCTGTTGGAGTGGTCAAACAATGGTTCCACGTGGAACACTCTGTACGACACCGGCGTGACCACGTGGCAAAGCGGCCAGTGGCTTTGGTACGACGTCGACCCGGGCGCGTCGGCACAGTATTACCGCATGCGCGAGACCGGCGGCGGCACGCTGAACGTGGCCGAGTTTTACGTGGGCAACAACTCCACCGAAATCCCAATGTCGCGCTTAAATCGCGACGACTACACCAACCTGCCCAACAAGAATTTCACGGCCAACCAGCCCTTTCAGTACTGGTTCAACCGGACGATACCGCAGGCCACTATCACGCTGTGGCCGGCGCCGTCCGATCCGTTTGTGCAGATGACGATTTGGTACTCGGCCTATGTCGAGGATGTTGGCGCGCTTAGCGGCCAGCTGGCTATTCCTGACCGCTGGTACATGGCGATCCAGTGCATGCTGGCCCACCAGATGTCGCAAGAGCTACCCGGTGTGGACGTGGCGCGCATCCAATACCTTGAAGGCCAAGCCGAGAAGTACTTCCAAATGGCCGAAAGTGAAGAGCGCGACAAGTCGCCAATCTACCTTGCTCCGAACGTCTCCGTCTACACCCGGTAAGCCAAATGCCGTTGTTCCTTGACACCATCGGCAATTCAGACATAGCGATCTTTGTATGTGATCGGTGCAAGATGAAGCGCGCCCATTCCACGGCGATGAGCGACCCCAACTTCCCGGGGTTGCGCGTGTGCTCTGAGGGGTGCGCTGACGAGATGGACCCGTACCGGCTGGCCGCTCGACAAACCGAGCGCATTACAATTCGTTTTCCGCGTCCTGATTTGAGTGTTGCGGTGGACGATAGCAACCTTGTTACGGTACCATTCGGGGGTGCGGTTATAAGCCCCGAGCAAAACGTACAAACCCCCGAAAACAACGGTAATCTTGATGGGCTGTCGACCCAACCTTAATTATGGCAAACATCACTATTACCCAGCTCCCGACCGCAACTACCCTCACGGGCACGGAAGCGGTCCCGATTGTCCAAAATGGCGCTACGGTACAAACGACCACGGCGGCTATTGCCAACTCGCCCGTCCTAACTCAGACTTTCCTGACCGTTGGCTCGCAGCCAACGCTAGGTAACAGCCGCTACTTTACGGTTGGACCGGGGCTGGCAGCTGTAGATGGGGGCTCGCTGGGTTCGTTCAGTGTCAATTTGACCGGCGCGCCGTTGGCGTTGAACTCTTCGCCCCTTGGCTTTCAGGTCAAGACGGCCACAAATACGCTTGCAGGGCGCTCTTTTCAAACCGGCAACGGCTTAGCCGTCACCAACCCTGACGGCGTTGCTGGTGACCCCGTATTCACCCTCACCGGCATTGCCGCCGCTATTGCAGCCTCGTCGGGCACCGGTATGCTGGCTATCGTCGGCGGCACGACCATTGCCAACAGATCTATCGTGGGCGTGGCTAACCAGATTGCCGTGACCGACGGCAACGGCGCAGGTAACCCAACCATCGGGATTGCCAGCAACCCGGTGCTGCCGGGTTCGGAAAGCGTTACCGTGCCTATTGGTGCTACGGGTTCGCGTCCAGTTTCTGCGGTAAATGGTATGTTGCGCTACAACACCACCACCGCCGTCTTTGAAGGCTACGCAAACGGCGTATGGGGGGCAATTACGACAGGCACTGGCGTGACCTCTGTTGCAACCGGGACTGGTCTGACGGGGGGCCCAATTACCTCGACGGGAACCATCTCAATTGCCGACACGGCCGTGACTGCTGGCGCTTACGGCTCCGCAACTCAGGTTGGAACCTTTACGGTCAACGCTCAAGGTCAACTGACTACCGCCGCTAACGTGGCTATCAGCGCTGCCTCAATTGGCGCGGTGACTACCGTCAACGGTACGGCAAACGAAATAACCTCGACAGGTACAACGACTGTCACGTTGTCTTTGCCTTCGGCCTTGACCTTCACGGGTAAGACTGTCACTGGTGGCGCGTTCAACATGACTTCGGCAACCGTTGGGGCAGACACTGTCACAACCAACACCGCAACGCAGACGCTGACCAACAAGACCATCAGCGGCGCAAGCAACACGCTGACCAACATTGCCAACGCATCGCTGACCAACTCGTCTGTGACTGTTGGAACGACTGCAATTGCTCTGGGCGCTTCGAGTCTTACTTTGGGTGGCCTGACTTCTGTCGCCGTCACGCAAGACCCAACATCTGCATTGCAGTTGGCAACAAAGCAGTACGTTGATGCGGTGGCTGAGGGTCTTCACATCCATGAGTCTTGCGCGGCGGCAACGCCAGCTACGCTTGCTTCGATTACTGGCGGCACGGTCACTTACAACAACGGCACGGCTGGTGTTGGCGCTACCTTGACCTTGTCGGTGGCTTTGACTGTTTTGGACGGCTACACACTGCTCAACGGCAATCGTGTCTTGGTCAAAAACGAAGCGACGCAGGCCAACAATGGCATTTACACATGGGCTACTGGTGGCACGGTTCTAACTCGTGCAACTGACTTTGACACTGCCGCCGAGATGGCAAGCGGTGACTTCACATTCATCACAAACGGCACTTTGTACGCCAACACAGGATGGGTGCAGACTGACCCAGTGACGGTTGTTGGCACAAGCCCTGTGACGTGGATACAGTTCTCTGGCGCAGGCGCGTACACAGCAGGAACTGGCCTGACCCTTACGGGTACGCAGTTCAGCATCACCAACACGGCGGTAACTGCTGGCGCTTATGGCTCTGCAACTCAGGTGGGTACGTTCACGGTCAATGCGCAGGGTCAATTGACTCTTGCAGGCAACACTACGGTGACTCCAGCGGTTGGCTCCATCACTGGGCTGGGTACTGGGGTTGCGACCGCCTTGGCGGTCAACGTAGGCTCTGCTGGCGCTTTTGTGACGTTTGACGGGGCTTTGGGTACACCGAGTAGCGGCACGGTCACCAACCTGACTGGTACTGCATCAATTAACATTAACGGAACTGTTGGTGCTACAACGCCTACGACTGGAAACTTTACAACAGTAACGGCAACGTCTGGCATCTCTGGAGGAACTTTCTAAAATGGCTCAAACAAATTTCACCCCTATCCAGTTGTACTTTTCGACAACTGCGGCGGCTGTCCCTATTGCTGGAAACCTTGCAAACGGCGAGTTGGCAATAAACATTGTTGATGGCAAGCTGTACTACAAGAACAGCGCTGGCACGGTAACTCTGTTGGCGTCAACGGCAGGTTCTTCTGGTGATGTGGTTGGCCCAGCGTCGGCAACAGACAAAGCAATTGCCACTTTTGACGGAACAACTGGTAAGCTGATTCAAAACAATTCTGGCGTAACCATTACTACTGGAATTTTGACGGCTACTGGCTTTGCTGGCCCACTGAACGGCACTGTAGGGGCTACAACAGCCAACACAGGTGCGTTTACTACGCTGTCTGCCACAGGCGTTGCAACCTTCTCCGCTGGCACAGCGCTACTGCCTGCCATCACCACTACAGGCGACACCAACACCGGCATTTTCTTCCCTGCCGCTGACACTATTGCTTTTTCTGAAGGCGGTGCGGAGTCTATGCGCATCGACTCCAGCGGTAATGTGGGGATTGGTACTACTTCGCCTAGCGGAAAATTGGATGTTGTTCTTGCTGACAACGGAAATATTGACATCCGACAAAACGCAACGAACTCAACGGGGTTTTTGAGCTGGGTCGATAGCAACGGAGACAGGTCTGGTCGAATCAGCTATGACCACACTACTGACGCACTTCGGTTTGGCACTGCTCCGGGTGGCACAGCACTAGAGCGCATGCGTATCGACTCCGACGGTGACGTAGGCATTGGCACAACCACTCCAACATCTTTGCTACAGACCGCAGGTACATCTGCAAAGTCTGCATTTAAGACTCCAAACATTGCTGAGGTGGACACCATATCTGCAACTGCGGCGACTGGCACTATCAACTACGACGTCACGACTCAGTCTGTGCTGTACTACACCAGCAACGCATCTGGCAACTTTACGGTCAACTTCCGTGGTTCAAGCGGCACATCTCTGAACACCATGATGCAGACTGGTGAATCCATCTCTGCTACGTTCCTTGTCACCAATGGTGCTACGGCCTACTACAACAGCGCGGTAACGATTGACGGCACTTCGGTGACCCCTAAGTGGCAGGGTGGAACTGCACCGACATCAGGCAACGCAAGTTCGATTGATAGTTACACCTATGTGATTCAAAAGACAGGCAGTGCCACATACGTTGTGTTGGCATCACAGACAAAATTCGCTTGAGGTTATAAATGCCCCGTCTATCAAAAATTGGAGCTGCCGCTCTTGCCGCCTTTGGCTGGACAGGGGGAGCGTCCGTCAGTGCTAGTTACCTAATCGTAGCGGGTGGCGGTGGCGGAGGTGGTGGAAGTAGCACAAACGGCGGTGGCGGTGGTGGCGCAGGTGGTCTTTTAACAGGCACGGTGTCTTTAAACCCAACTTTGTCTTACACGGTTACTGTTGGTGCAGGCGGCTCTAATAACACCAATGGCGCAAACTCAACATTCAGTGGGTATGCCACATCCGCAGTAGGTGGCGGAAAAGGTGGATATGACTCTATTGCCGCAGGTTCTGGTGGTTCAGGCGGTGGCGGCGGTGGAACATCAGGTGCAATAGGCACAGCAACTTCAGGCCAAGGCAACAACGGCGGCACAGGTTCAACATCAGGCAACTGGGCTGGCGGTGGCGGTGGCGGTGCGGGTGCAGTAGGCGGAAGCACTGGAACGGGAACAGGCGCTGGCGGCGGCACGGGGGGAGCAGGAACTGCATCAAGCATTTCAGGCGCATCTGTTACTTATGCTGGCGGCGGTGGCGGCTCATCATATGACGGCGCGGTTGGTGCTGGTGGCTCTAGTATTGGCGGTAGCGGGGCTAAATTTACTCCTGCGGTTAACCCGACCAGCGCAACAGCAAGCACAGGCTCTGGTGGCGGCGGCTCTACAGGCACTGTTACTGCTGGTTTTGGCGGCTCAGGCATCGTCATCATCTCCTATGTTGGCGCACAACAATTTTCTGGTGGTGTTGTCACTTCGTCTGGCGGCAACACCATTCACACATTCACGACTTCTGGCACTCTTGGCCCAATCACAACGCTGTCTGCGTCTTATTTGGTAGTGGCTGGTGGCGGTGGCGGCGGTAGTGGTGGCGGTGGTGGTGGCGCTGGTGGCCTTTTAACAGGCTCTGGGTTAATCATCGACCCCAACTCTACCTACCTTGTCACTGTCGGTGCTGGTGGTATTTCAAGCACATATCCAAACTCAGGCGGTAAGGGTTCGGCTTCTGTTTTTAATTCAATTACCTCAACTGGAGGAGGCGGAGGCGAACACGGCGGCACTGTAGATAAAAATGGTGGTTCTGGCGGCGGCGGTTTTTACGGCGGTGCGGGTGGAACTGGTATATCTGGTCAAGGTAACAACGGCGGCGCGGGAAATAACGATGGCAGCAATTACCCCGGCGGTGGCGGTGGCGGTGCTGGTGCTGTAGGCAGTGCGGCAAGTGGAGGCACAGCAGGCAACGGCGGCAACGGTACAGCGTCCTCAATTTCAGGTTCTAGCGTCACTTACGCAGGCGGCGGTGGCGGTTCAGGTCGTAATTCTGGGACATCAACAGGCGGTACAGGTGGCGGCGGCGCTGGTAATGGCGCGGGAAGTGGAACAGCAGGGACTGCAAATCTTGGCGGTGGCGGTGGCGGTGGCGGTACGAGTGGCTCAAGTGGAACAGGCGGCTCTGGCGTAGTCATCATCTCTTACGCTGGTGCAACCCAACTCATGGCTGGTGGCACTGTGACTATCGTTGGTGGCAATGTCATCCACACATTCACATCTAGCGGATACCTGACACCTATTACGCTGCTTACCCGCAGCTTGCGGTTCCGTGGCGCATACCCTACAGCACCCTCATACTTATCTCGCACTGCTGGTACGCCAACTAATAACTTAAAGTGGACATATAGTGTTTGGCTTAAACGTGGCGTTCTCAGTGTTGGGCAACATCTACTGAATGGTGGAACAGGAACATCTGCGTCTGAAGACTACTTGCATTTTTTAGGGTCAGATAAACTTTCTTTTTATCAAGGAAATGCCACAACAACAATAATTGCTACCAATGCGGTTTTCCGTGACCCTGCCGCTTGGTATCATATTGTTTTGGTATACGACTCTGCCCAAGCAACATCTACTAATCGTTTGTTTATTTATGTAAACGGGGTGTCGCAGTCTTTTAGTTCAGCTACATATCCAACGCTAAACCAATCTACCAACATCAATGCAAGTGGTGTTTTACAGCGCATCAGTTCGCGCACTTATGCTGCTGATGAGGGCTTTGACGGCTACATGGCAGAAGTCAACTTCATTGACGGTCAAGCCCTGACACCATCCAGCTTTGGAACAATCAACAGCTACGGTGTATGGCAACCCATCACCTACGGTGGCTCATACGGCAACAACGGCTTCTATCTGCCGTTCACCAATACGACAAGCACGACAACGCTTGGGTACGACTTCAGCCCACAGGGGAACAACTGGACGACCAACAACATCAGCTTGACTGCGGGTTCGACCTACGACAGCATGACAGATGTGCCTACGCTGACCAGTGCGACTGCGGCGAACTACTGCGTGATGAATCCGCTTGTTCAGCGCTGGAGTCAACCAAACACGGCGTATGCAGACGGAAACTTAAAAGTTTCTACAACTTCTGCAAACTCCGCATACTCGCTGGGAACTATTTCACAATCAACTGGTAAGTATTATTGGGAAGTAACTGTAGTCGCAATAGGAACAACGGCTATTGGTATTGGCGTTGGTGATAGCCTTGTGCAAAATACAACACTGACAAACACTGTTCAGTATTTGTCATCAGGCAGTAAAACCGTGGGCGGTTCGTCTACGGCATATGGGGCTTCATTTACAACCAATGATGTTATTGGTGTGGCCCTTGACCTTACTGGAAGCTCTGTAACTTTCTATAAAAACAATACTTCTCAAGGTTCAATTGGCCTACCATCTACTACAGACATAACAGCTTTTCAAGATATCAATACCCCTGCGAATCTTGCTGTTAATTTCGGTCAGCGTCCCTTCACCTACACACCCCCAAGCGGCTTCGTTGCGCTAAACACCTACAACCTATAAGGAGCAACAATGCCAACAACATACGCAATTCCTGATGGTCGCACGGTGATGGCGGCTACGACTTACACGGGTACGGGTGCGGTTCAAAGCATCAGCAACGCTGTCAACGGCGTATCAATGCAACCAGATTGGGTTTGGTTCAAGCGCAGAGGCGCAGTAGAAAACCACTGGCTAACAGACTCTGTTCGCGGCTCGACAAAAGGATTGTTCTCAAACCTTACAGACGCAGAGGCGACAAGGACAGACCAGCTTACATCTTTTAACTCTAACGGTTTTAGTCTAGGCGCTGACGCTGCGGGATACAGCAATGTCAGCGGTCAGTCATATGTTGCATGGCAATGGAAAGCAGGCGGCACTGCTGTCTCTAACACCGCAGGGAGCATCACATCCTCGGTGAGCGCCAATACCACGGCTGGCTTTAGCGTGGTGGCTTGGACAGGCATTGCTGGTGGGCAACAAACTGTTGGGCATGGCCTTGGTGTTGCACCAGTATTTATCATCAGCAAAAACAGAACTGACTCAGCAACTGATTGGTACACGGCGGCTGGATTTTTACCCGGCTGGAATTATTCTAGTGATTATTTAAGACTAAATTCAACAGCCGCAAAAGCCACGGATGGGGGTGGAACAGTGTTTCCTGTTGCCCCGACTTCAACAGTGTTTACTGTTGGGGATGCCGCAACGAATGGCTCTGGCAAAAATTATGTTGCCTACTGCTTTGCCCCAGTAGCAGGCTATTCAGCCTTTGGTTCTTACACAGGCAACGGCAGTACTGATGGGCCGTTTGTGTACCTTGGGTTTAGGCCGAGGTTCATTATGATTAAAAGAACAGACTCAACAGAAGTTTGGGGAATGTGGGATACCTCCCGTGACCCTTACAACACAATGCCAGATTATTTAATTGCCAATCTTTCAAATTCTGAAGCGGCTCCCGGTAATGTGCAAATTGACTCGTTATCAAACGGATTTAAAGTTCGCAATACTTGGGTTGGTTACAACGCATCAGGTGGAACATACATTTACATGACCTTCGCAGAAAACCCTTTCAAATACGCTAACGCACGATAAGGAAAGAACATGACATTCACCAGACAAGACGAAGTACGCCCAGACGACCAGTATTACTGGGTCACTCAAAACTCAGACGGCTCGTACACAGGTGTTCCAAAAGAGTTGGAAGACCGCGAAGAATCTGACAAGGACGGCAACCCGCTGTACGTTCAAGTCTTTGACG